CTCTAGTGCAATCTTATCTTGTATTGTAGTATCAATTTTATCATCTTTGTTCTCATATTCTTTAATTTTATTTTCAAATCTAACTACGTCTTGTTTGATTCTAACAATACTATCTTCAATAATTTCTATTTGTGCTACGTTCTCCGTGGCTAGACTTGTTTGCTGGATATGTGCTTTACTTAAAAAGCCAAATATACCCATACTTGTGATAAACATAAGCAACAATACTGCCACGGATAGATACGTTTTAATAAGAATGGGTGCCTGCCGCCAATTTAAGTGTAACCAAACTGCCGACGTTAGTTTACCAATTTCTAATACGGAACCCATGATAATAATAGGTATCATAGCCGCAGAAAATATAGCAACTAGGCCAACGATACTGTAGTAGGCCGCTACTGCACTGATTGCCAATGCTACTAATATTGTCCAATAACCAAAATACCTCATATATTATTTCCCTTGAATAGTATACTTAACTGCATGGCCTTCTGTGACCATTAGTTCGTTAACGTTTACTTCTTTACCTGTATCTTTATCTGTTAGGAATATAGTACCTAACACTCTACCATACTTTCCTCTTTTATTAAGGATAGTGGTAATCTTAAACTGTCTTGGTAGTAATTCAGTAAGACGTTGTTTAGCTTCTAAGCCTTTTTGTTTTGTATCAGTATCAGCTGATCTACTATCAGGTGTACCTACACCATATAGTTTAAGTCGCTGTCTAATAGATAGATCAAACCCTAGATCGATTTCTAAATCTACAGTATCACCATCAATGACCCTGATTAGTTTCGCATTGTAAGTATACATATAATTTCACAATTCTTTTAATAACATAGATATAGTCTATGCCATGTATTTATTCAATATTTAAGATTTAAAAAGTACTATGTTTTACTAGAAACTACTTTATCAGCTAAACCGAAGGCTACTGCTTCGTCTGCACTTAGATAATTGTCTCTCTCCATAGCTTGGCTTAACTCATCATATGACTTATTAGCGGTGTTATGCTTTTCATAAATTTTTGTTAATTTCTCTTTTATTTTAATAATCTCTTTTACTTGTATTTCCATATCTGTAGCTTGTCCACCTGCACCGCCACTTGGTTGGTGAATCATAGTTCTAGCATTAGGTAATATATTACGTTTACCTGGTTCTCCTGCCATTGCAAGAAAACTACCCATACTACAAGCCTGACCTAATACGATTGTGCTTACTGGAGATTTAATAAACTGCATTGTATCGTAAATTGCAAGACCTGCGGTTACTGCACCGCCTGGGCTATTGATATAAAAATTTATATCTTCTGCATTATTCTGTGACTCACAAAATAGCATCTGTGCTACTATTAATTGAGCTGAATGGTCGTTAACTTCGCCATTAAGCATTACAATTCGGTCTTTAAGCAAACGACTGTAAATGTCGTATGCACGTTCACCGCGACCCGTTGTTTCTATTACTGTTGGTATAAGCATTGTATCTCCTATTGTTTATATCTTGCTTGTAAATCAAATATTATACTATATCTAGTATTTAAGCCTATTCCTGGGTTATGTTGCATTCCATGGTATGTTGGTATTAATCCACTACGTTCTGCATTCTCTCCAAACATCCATAACATCTTATTATTAGTTAATTGATGTAGCAATTCCCAATTATTTGACTTTGTATTCTTCGCTCTAAATTCAGCATAATTTTCACCTAAATGTAATCCACCCAAAGTTTCATCACAATGTTCATCACCAAAACGTTCTGTGTTGAACTTCCTATGTTGAACTATGTTTTCTTCTGTGGCTTTAGGATTATTATACTGTATAATCATAAGTTTGTAAAGTAATTTCTCTATTAAATCAAGTTGGTCAGAATAACATTCAGACAAATAGTGTTCTAGTACCGGTTTAAAAGCTTCATGCATACCCACAAAGTAATCTATAGCTTCTGTAGTATGTTGTAGCCCATCTTTAGTCCAATCGTAAATATACGCCTTTCTACGTTGCACGTAATCGCCTATTTTTGACTCATTATCCCAATCGTGAGGTCCTACCATATAATCATTATCATAGCTTAATGCTGAACCTGAATATTTCTTTGAAAAACTCTTTTCTGGTATTTTTGGATCTTGCCAATGTTCGTATTCTTTTTCTTCATTTACTTTATCAAAAAGATCTCTATTTAATTCAGCAAATAGCTTATCAGCCATTTCCCATCTATCTTTATATGTAGTAGATAACAGGTGTGAATCAACCATTGGCCATTCACCAAGTTCTTGGTATAAAAATATATCTTCTAATGGAAGTAATTTATGACTTGTCACTATGAACCTCGATGGGTAGAATTTCTTCATTACCATCTTTGGTTCGAACAATTCTTATTTTATTGTCAGCTTGTAACAATCTTAGGGTAAGTTCCATACCTTGCATTACACCTTCTCTATGTCCGCTTCTGTAATTAAAATATGCACAGGCAATGGTAAATGCAACAAGAATAATAGTCATTTCTAATGTTATCATATTAATATTTATCCTTCTTTTTTACTACTTCATATATAGCTACTACAATACCAAATAATAATATTATCTGTAATTCCATAGGTGCTGACATAAACAATTCAACAATTTCAATCATGCACTTCCTGTAATTGAAGGTTAGCTTTCATATACAAATCTGTACCATGAACTTTATCCATAGCCTCTAATAGATCTATTTTTTCTTTTATATAAACTTCTGCAAATTTAGGATCATGTTTTACTATTGTTTTTGTGTTATCAATAAGATCTGCTAGTTTAATCATTTGTGCTTCTTTACTAGCCATACCTAAACGTTTAGCTTCTATAGCTTTACGTGTTGCTCTATTACCATCTTCTGGTTTAGTTACATCAGTTAATTCTACAACTAACTTAAAAATCTTCCAACCAAATTCTTCAGCAATTTGCTCTCTGGTTACATTAGTATCTTCTACTGTATCATGTAACAAGGCCGCGGCTACCATTTCTTTTGATCCACCAAAAGCCGCAACAATCTCAGAAACGGCAATAGGGTGAACAATATAATCTTCACCCGTATACTTTCTTTTCTGGCCTACTGCGGCGTGTGCCGCAGTAGAAAATTCAAGTGCTCTTCTAATCAATTCCATATTCCTAGTTTAAGTAAAGTGGACCTGTCCATCTAACAGTATATCCACCATCTAAAATGTTACCTCTTGGAGCATTAAGTGCAGGAGCATTCCAACCTGCCGCTTTAAGAATATCACCTTTTCTAAAATGTTTGAAATCTACTTTAGATATAAAACCCCAAACACTATTTTCTCTGATAATCTTAATGTATTTCTTACCTTCTTTAACTTGGATATTATCTTCCATTGAATCAACTACATCTTTACTATAACTACTCATTTCTTTTGTCCCATTATTAGTAGTCCAATTAATGTAGTCTGTTTTAATCGCTTGGATTAAAGTGTTTATTTCTTTTTGCATTTATATTCTCCTTCTTTGTTTCTAACTATACATATATAATAAGACATCTTGGTATAAATGTCAACCTTTTAATCAAAAAAAGTTAAATAAAAAACCCTTTATTTACAAGGGTTTTCTCATTCTTTCAATTTTTTTTGTAATTTTTGATGCAGTTTGCATCCAGAAATTATAAGCCCAACTGTCTTTATCAGCCATTTTAGCGGCCTTAATACAATTAGCTACTCTCTTTTTATATAGATCTATTGTTTCTTTAGTTACTTCCATCTTTTTGCTCCTTAATATAATGGTGTGGATATGCTTTTGGCCTTTTTTCTTTAATAATTTCCATATAGGCCTCTGCTTCACTTTTGGTTGCAAATTCTGCTACTGCAACTTCATCATGAATACGTGGGATATAGATTACTTGAAACATTTATTACTCCTCTGTTTTCCATCTAAAATCATCTGAAGTCCATTCTGGATCTTCATAATTTAGCATTTCTTCACCTGTGTCAATATCAGTATCTTCATATGGTACACATTCTGCTACTTTTTGAATATCACCATGTTCTACAAAATTATGATCACAAGCATAAACTTCTGCATCACCTAAACAGCCATCTGACCATTCAATTTTATCAATTCCGCCATGTTCAATCATCTTGTCCATAGCTTCATCTTTAGAATCAGCTATAACATCATATTCTACCCAAGCAGAATAATTTGTTCTAATTCTAAACTTTTGTTTTCCAATATCCTTATGCGGATTATCTTTTTTATACTCTATCATTAGTCCTCCCTTTGTCCTTTTCCATAATCAACTATTACAGGAAATCTTGGAACACCATCTGGAGTATAATCAAAGAATCTGCAAGTAGCCCAATCTGGCGTTTCTTTTGATTCCCATAATTCTTTTAATTGTGCTTGTTGTCCTCTAACACCACTTCCAAACTGTCTTCCATCTGGAAGTTCAAGTACAAATCTTTTTGTGTAACCTGACCAGTTACCTTGTCCTTCTAACATTTCAACAACCTTATATTCTTCAGATTTGAACTCTTTTCTTTTTAGCAAGTTCTTACTTCTTTTGTTTTCATAAGGTGTATTGTTTCTAACCATTTGTCCTTCATAACCATTTTCCATATAGTCACTATAACAAACATCTAATTCTTCCTGAGTTTCGCAAATATCAGTTCTTACAGGTCTGATATATTCATCTTTTAATTCTTTTAATACTTTAACTCTATCTACAAAATTAGCAGTAGGATTATTACTATCAAAACAATCATATACGTGATATTGTACTAACTCTTTTGCTTCAGCAATCTCATTAGGTCTACATTTTACTTTTCTAACAAGACTTGTAATTTTATTAAAATCTGCTTTTAGTTCATGATTATATAATTCACCATCTATAATCATATTTGGATTTGCATCTATAAATGTTTTTAATGATTCAAAAATATGAGGACAACTATTAATAGGCTTTCCAGCTCTAGTCCACATTCCATTTTTATCTACTATACATCTGATACCATCTAATTTAGGTTGACTGTATCCACTACTCTGTGGTCTTTTAGTATAGTCTTGTGCCAACATTGGCTTAAACTTTTCATAAGAGTCAATTTTACTTACATCTGTAAAATACTCTTTTTCAACTCTCTTATCCCATAAAGCCTGTGCTTCAAATTGTGCTTGTGATAATGCAGTAGTGGCATTTGCTCTACCTACATTTTTAGGAGTGCTTATATTCCATTCACTAGTAACTTTTTGACCATCTTGTGTACCACTAATAGTTCTTGTACCAGCAGTATCACCTGTATGTCCGTATTCAACTTCCCAAATACGGACTTTACCTGTTGTATCTCTTTTATATAAAGTTTCTAGTTTTGTAATGTTTTCCACTAAACAATCTCCCCATAGTAATTTTTGTTATACCAAATATCTCCATTTGGAGTTTTAGCTGGACCGTGTACTGCATATTCCATTGGATTAGAATTAAAATTCTTTTCCATAATTTCGTGTGCTCTTTCAGCAGTTTTAAAAGGACCTGCTACAACATCACTTGAAATAAGTTTAAATCCATCACCGGGTAAATCTCCCCAATACATTGAACTAACATAAAAACCTTTTTTAACCAAATATGGATTAATTTTAAAATGTCTCATTATATTACCTCTTCCTGTATATATTTTTCAGTAATGTCACCTTTTTCAATTAACTCATCTTGTATTTCTTGAGCAGTATAATCAGCAAATCCGCTTTCCTGTCTCCAATCAATTTCATCTTCTATATTATGCATTCTCATAATATCTTTTGTGCCAATTCCACCTAAGCCTAATTTAAGCTCTTGTAATTCAGCTCTTAAATCTTCCATTTCCATTTGTTCTACTAGTTTCATATATTCTCCTTTTTCTAACTATACATATATAATAAGACATCTTGGTATAAATGTCAACCAGAAAAAGAGAAAAAAATACCCTTATTTTATGCGATTTTTTGGATTATTGCCAAGGAAATACTTGGAATTTAGGTAGCATATCTTGGGTCACGATATCATCAACCCACATAGGAGTTGGCTTGTGTTGTCCTTGTGGATCCACATATGCTATCATAACCTTTTTGCCAAGGTTATTTGATTTTATTAAACTTATAAAATTATTTAATAATTGTATTCTTGTTTTTAAACTGTAATAAAATGCCGTAGCTTGATAATCAAATATGTTGCTTAAATGTATATAAACATTACCTATATTATTTGATATCATTTTTACCAATCTTGCATTATCTTTAGTATTAAAGAAATCGTGCTTATAATAATTATATTGTATTCCAGGAAATTCAGCATCAAACCATAAATCAAATCCTTCTTGTTCGTCTAACAAGTATTGCATATCATTCTTCATTCTAGCACCACGTGTAATAAATGCTTCTTGATGTATACTAGGTGACATTGATTTAATCAATTTATCCACGAAACTTAAAACATCTTGTTGATGCCCATCCCATTCAGTAACCCAACGTTTTGCATTTATTAATGCTATGTTGCTTATATCTACAACATCAACATTTGTACCTGCACCAAAGTTTAATGCAAACGGATATAATATAGGATTTAATCCTCCTGCACTTGTAATTAATTTTGTAAACTTAATATCTTTATCTACTGACATATAACGTCTAGCAAGGTTTGCATTATCTGTATTTGCTACAAACGAAACCTGTAAATTTAACATATCAATTAACTTTGACATATTATCTGTATCTGGATTATTAAAATCTAACACACCATCAAATGAATCAGGAAATATTACTGTACCAGTTTCTGCTTTTGATACATCAGTCATAAACTGACTAAAGTTATGAAACACTTGCCCTTGCTTTATAACTAGTACTCTTTTAAAACCATTTATGTCAGCTATATTTCTTAAATCATCTACAGAGTCACCAATAAACTGTTGTACTCCATAATCTTCTAATTGTTTATGATAATACTCTATTAAGTTTTGTGAAAAACCTTTTACAAAGCCATCTAGATCATCGTGTAAGTGCCAACCTACACATATGTCTAAACTGTGTGCTTTTAAATTTTTTAAATGTTCTCTCATTCGTCCCAATGCATTTTGTTATTTTTCTGTCTAAAATATTCTTCCTTTAGTTTAACCATTTCGGCTACAGAAAATCTAAAACTATATCTTCTAAAACTTACATTTACATAACTTGCTGGTAGACGTGCTGGTCTAGGACCACAGTCATTATAAAACCACCAAAGTTTACCACAGTCTTTTGTTTCCATACCTTGTATGCCATCTTCTACTTTCCAGTTGGCTAGTATTTCTTCAAACTGTTCTTGAGTTACTTTTATATTTGTAACTACATAATCAGTAATTTTAAAAGATATCTTTACTTCTTTTTCTTTCTTAAAAAGATATATTTTAATTGTTTCTGAAAATAAAACTACGTTGTTATGATCTACGATTATATTCATTCGTTAATTCTGTTGCTACTGTTTTATCAATTTCTTGATGATTTTGAAAATCTTCATAATATTGATTTATCCAATTTTGATCTGGTGCATCGATACCTACAGTTTTCCATAATGTATCTAAACCTTCTAGTGTTGTCCATTGACTTTGTTTAAGAATAATATCTCCTTCACAATCATCAATTAAATTATTATATGATTTTTTAGATTGAAATTTGTCTACTACTTCTTTTACTCCTGGCCATGCATGACTGTCAGTACTGTTATTATTATTTTTAGAATCTAACATAAGAGTATTATATTCTCTTGCCGCCCAATGTACTACGTTTCCATCCCATTCGTCTATAGCAGTTCTAATCATAATAACAGGAAGGTTTCTACTCCATTTCCATATTTCATGATAATTTTGGGCGTGTAATAATACTGCTATACTTTTGTTATTAATTAAATTTAATAGTCCATCTAATTGTGGAACTGTTATTTCCATAGTGTTTCTTACTGTATGATTGTAATATTGACTATCACCTCCTTCTATATTCCAATAGTCATCATGTACTCTTATTTTACCTAAAATACCTGGCTCGTGATCTATTGCTTTACCATCAAGTTCGTATGAAGCCCAATGTTCACCTGCTTGACTTGTACCATGTAAATTTGGACTATTGTTTAGCAAATACGGTACTTCCATTTGACTAAGACAGCTATGACTGCATACTAGATATAATGTATTCATTTTATTCCTTTGGTTTTAATCTTCTTTTTTCTCTTATGGCTTCTTGTAAATCAAGTATTTGTTCGTTTTCTATTAATCTAATAATAGTTTCTGTTACACCAATGTCTTGTTGTATCATACCTAACTTTGCCATTAGTTTTTCAAGTTCTAAAGTGTAGAACTTTAATTCTTTTTTCTTTCTGTCACGTTGATCATAGATATCAGTAATATCTATTATTAATTTAGTTTTTGAGTTGTGTCCTATTAAACTCATCTTCTTCTCCACTAAATAGGTCTCTTCCGCTGGCTTTTGTCCTATAAGATTTTCAATCCCGGGCCAAAATAACCTACTATACTATTTAGTTAAAATCTTTGGCAGTAAATATACTGTAACCTATCTTATGACTTATACCTTCAGCTACAAAGTTTGATGCTGAATGTATTCTACCCATATCAAATACAATAGCATTTCCTGGTACCCAAGGTACTACCTTTTCTACAGTTAAACCATGCAATGCTTCAATTGGTATATGAGACAAATATTTCTCGTGTGTTTCTTTATCAAAAGGTTTATCAGTATAATTAACAATATTTGAATAATCTGTTAAACTCTTATTATAAAAACTTTCTGGTATAGGATCGTATCCTCTAAATAACTTAACAGGTCCGTCTAAATATGCTTGATCAAATGTTATAAAGTTTGTTGGTTTACTTATTTCTAAAGGTAATACTAACGTTTTATATATAGGATAAATTTTTTCGTGATAATCATCATTGTGTGCAATATGCGGTTTCTCTACTCTAAATATATTACTTCCCCATACATAACAGTTCGATCCTAATATATCCCATACTAATTCTTGTACTGGTTCAAACCATTCTTTAGGACCTTCTCTGTCAGGACTGTAATTCATTACTACAGGTCCTTTTGATCCAGCTTCTTTATATTTTATAATTTTTTCAGAGCCACGAAAATGATCTAACAAGTATTCAATCATTGCTGGCGTGACAGCACCAACCATATATTTGGTAGGTTTATATCTATCAAGTACCTTCTCTTTATCTTCTTCTGTTCTCATTTTTATACTCCTATCCTACAAATGCCTTTTCTAGTACATATGTACCAGGCTCCTTCATGGTGCCTTCTTTGAATCCTTTATCTTCTAAGAATTCTTGTAATTCTAAATTCATAGGCATTGAACCGCAAATCATGACTCTATCGTTTTCCGCATCTAACGGTTCTAGCCCTAGTTTCTTTTGAATCTTACCTTCGTATAGTGCGGTTGTAACTCGTCCTTCGTTTTCACTTTCCTCACGTGTAGTGGTCATATATGTACAAAGTTTGTTTTGTGTTATCTGTCCATATATTGGATCATCGTTCAACCCTTCTAAATATTCTTTAAAAGGTAGTTCTTTTAAATATCTTGCTCCCCATACTATAATAACCTTTTCATAATGTTTATAAGTATCTAATCCTCTAGCAATACTCATAAATGGTGCTATACCAGTACCTGTAGCCATCAAGTATAAGTTACGTCCAGGTAACATATTTTGATTAATTAATGTTCCTGTACTTTTTGTATTTACTTCAATTTCGTCACCAATTTTAATATCTTTTAACTTACTAGTTAGTGGTCCATCTGGAATTTTAATACTATAGAACTCTAAATGTTCTTGATGATTAGGGCTTACTACACTATAAGCTCTCATAATAGGCTTATTTCTTTGTAATTTTTCTGACCAATTATCTAACCCTACCATCATAAATTCACCATCAATAAATCTAGTGCCTGGGTCTCTTGTTGTTTTAAAGTAAAACAATGTGTCAGTATAATGCTTTACTTCTAATACTCTTTCTTTTATTTTAGCCATCGTATACGTCCATTTTATCCTTAATTAATTCTTTCCAATTTCTTAATGGGTTTGAATTTAATGCTTCAGCAACCTTATTGTATTCTTTGTCATCATAGTCAAACATTAATTTTCCTATATCAACTGTACATACAGAACAATGCTTTTTTAAAAATTCTGTTTGTTCACGTTGCCCTTCCAAATTATCTTCTAACAATAATTTATTCTTTAACTCACCATACGGTCTTAGTCTGTTTGCTCTTTCAACTATTCTTTGAAAATGTTCTGGGTTTTCACAATCTAATAGATACAAACATTCTGGTGTTACTTTATTAAATATTTGCTCAATGCCACCTTCTTTCATACATTCTTTAACATTGTGTAACAAATTAGGCTTACAGGCAATTTTAGTAAAAGTTTTTACGTTTTTAATTCTTCCTTTTTCTTTACTGGCAGTTATGTACGAATATATAACGTGTTCATCCCAACCTATTGTATCATTGTTTGTGTGTAAGTGAGGAGTATTTCTTGATTCTCCTTTTACTACTTTCCAAAGATTATGAAGTTCAACTGAGAAGTGTAAAGGTTTTTCAGATTTTTGTCCCCAAAACTTATCTATCATTCTGTCTCTACCCCAACATTGGCCATCTAAGAATCCATCATGTTGTGACATAAACCATAAAAACATATTACCACTCATACAAGCCGTATGCATAAGCAAATGACATTCTGTTTTATTCACCTATTAATTCCTTTGCATATTTTAATTTATAATTCCATTTATCTACAGGGTGTGTATTTAAATACTTTAAAACTTTTTTATATTCTTCTATATCATACTTAAATAAAAGTTTATCTACATCTACATCACATACTGTATAATTTTTTCTAATATTGTTTATAGCTTCACTTGCAATATCATATTGTTCTAATAAAAAAGAAGTACTTACATGATCGTTATGTGTATTTAATAATCTTAATCTATTAACAAGTTTTTCAAAAAATTCTGTATTACTTCTATCAACTGTTAAATTATATATAACTGTTGGATTAATTTTTTTATATAAATCTAATTTATATAATTTATGTGGTGCGTGAATATGTGTTTTTAATACTATCTTATTAAAATTAAGTTCAGGCAACCAATCATGTTCTTTTTGTCTGTTACTAATACTTTCTAAAAATTCTTCCCAAGTATTATCTTCTACAAACCATTTATGATAATCATCAGGTCTAAAATGAAAGAACCCTTTAGCAAAGTTTTCTTTACTGTAGTCTCCTTGATCATCTGCATTGCTTTTCACCGTTAGTCGTGGACGTAAAGGTGCAGGTAAAAGTCCTTTGTGTAAGTTAAAGAACCAGACAAATAAATTACCATAATACCCTTGACTGTGTACACACAGGTGGCATTCTATATTTTTCATTGTAACCAGTTTATTATTCCTCTAATTGCAAGACACAAATACATCAGTTCCATTAAAGCTCTAGGTATGTCTTTGTCTTTATATCCCATATATAACCATATGGTACAAGAAAAACAAGCTACACCCCAACCTACCCATTGAACTTCAGCATTACCACCACTCAATAGATATGCACTTAACATGGCCAATATAAAACCAGCCCATCTAAAGCCGTCAATCTTATGATAGTAACGTATCTTCATATTTAGAATTTCCTTTGGAGTTATTATATGTTATTTATGAAATTCTAAATTTTGGTAGTCCCTAGGAGAATCGAACTCCTCTTTCATGGATGAAAACCATGTGTCCTAACCGATAGACGAAGGGACCATTTGTGGCGAGAGTGAAGGGACTCGAACCCTCGACCTCCTGCGTGACAGGCAGGCGCTCTAACCAACTGAGCTACACCCCCTAAATTAAGTTATTATTATACTATTGTTTTGATTAGATGTCAATACTAAGATTTTTGTCTTTTTGGCTTACACCAAGTTTCTTTTTTGTCACCGTAATATTCTCTGGCAAATCCATTTTCAATAAGCATACGTCTAAGACTTTTGCCATCAATGATAATATCACCTAAAACTCTACCACCAAATTTATCCCATTTAGCAATGGCTACTTGTAATTTTTTAGCATTGTTTAATTGATCTTTAGTAAACTGCGAAGCTTTTTCACCCCATTTTGCTTCTGACTCACATTCTGCTCTCCAACCTTTTTCTGGAGTATCAACTCCATATACTCTTATACTTAATTCTTGTTTAAGTGGTGCTGGAAGAAATGGTGCCGCAAATGCTACTGTGTCTCCATCAATTACTCTTGTGATTTCGTAATTGTATACTTTCATTTCTATTTCTTTTGCTATTGCTGGAGCATATAACAAATGAAGTATTGTAAGTACTGCTGATAAAATTAATATTATATAAATGTTTCTCATTATTTTTTCCTATAATGTATTTATCGGTTTGGTAGCTCTGAGAAGATTCGAACTTCTGACCTTCCGAATATGAGTCGGATGCTCTAACCAACTGAGCTACAGAGCCAAAATTTGGAGCGGGCGATCGGGGTCGAACCGACGACCTATTCGTTGGCAACGAATCGCTCTACCACTGAGCTACGCCCGCCTGGCTCCTCGAGCAGGACTCGAACCTGCGACCAATTGATTAACAGTCAACTGCTCTACCAACTGAGCTATCGAGGAATAATCTTGTTTATTTATAGATATTTTGAGAAGGTGTCTGTATATAACTGTTTCTTTTGTTTATACACTTTGATGTAATCAATTAAGAACTTTTTTAATCTAAATGAATTAACTATTCCCAAATATGCCATAATGTCTTCTGTTTTAGTAAACCAATCATCTCCTACAACAATATGATCTACTTCTTTATTTGTATATGAGAAAAGTGTTTCTGAAAAATCTTCTTCTTGTTTTTTTACTTCAAATAATCTTTGATGATCATCTGCATTAATAAATTCAATATCTTCTTTACCATTTTCTATAGCAGTTCTTAAATCATTGTGAGCAAAGTTTAATTGCCACATATATTTTAAGTCACCATCTTTCCATTTTGCAAGAACATTGTTGTGGTGTTTTTTATACCATATTTCTTTCCAATTATTAATACTAGGATGTTCTTGTATCCACGATTCTGTTTGTTCTGATATGTCATCAGGTGTTTCAATCCAAGCGAAAGCATATTGACTTATATAAAAAAATAATTGTTCTGCTACACTATTATCAACTAATAAAGTTTTATCTGCTTTAATTATAGTTTCAGGATTAACTAAATTGCCACCATAATTACTCCAAACAAAATAATCAAATTTACTTTTATCTTTAATAAAAGGTTTTGTTACATCTATAGTTCCTTGTTGTTTTATTTCTGGTTTTGTTAATTTACCATTTACTACAAGGTGTTGTGTTTCGTGATTTGATTCTTCATTTTGTGATTCTAATAAGTTAATTGATTCTCTATGCTTTTCGTGGTAAGGTGAGTTACTATCTTCAATTACTACTCCTCCTACATGATGTCCTCTAGGTCTACAATATCCATCATTAAATGCATAAAACTCTGGACCTATGTTTAGTTCTTGTGATAGCCACCAATTAATTGCTGGTGCTGATCCTGTGTTATTTTGATAAATTATAATATCCATAATACTACCATTATTATTAAAATTGCCACTACTACCCAAGGCCACTTTGGCTTAGGTTCTTTATAAATTGTAATACGTTCTGTATAAAAAGGCAAAATAGTTCTCTTAAAAGTTGGTGGAGGATACAGGAATCGAACCTGCGACCTCCTGAATGCAAATCAGGCGCTCTCCCTACTGAGCTAATCCCCCATAAGAAAAGTTAACACACAAAAATGTGTTAACTTAAATTTTTATGCATTGAAATACTTATTAAGCATCTCAAGTCTATCATGTGCCATAGCCATTTTGTCTAATTCTTTTTGGATCGTTTCAATAATATCTGAATGTTCACCAATTCCAACCACTTGTTGCATATAGACTTCTATGTTGGCTTTATGAAGGTCAATTTCTGCTTCGGCGTGTTTCTTCGCCGCATTTATCATTACTTCTTTCAACATAAATTCCTTTCTTATGCTACACACCGTTTATAAACCTACTTGAGTGCTTACTTCAATGTCTCCTTTACTTCTTGTAAATTCTTTTTATAATTATATTTAGTTTTGTGTATGTCCTACGTTGGGCTTATTTCAAAAGGGCCCGGTCCTGTTTTATCCTTTGTGTATGTTTTTTGTTACTAGTGTAAGTCGTCCGTCTCGTTATAGTCCTTAACACTTAACCGTGAGTGTTAAACGTGTGTATTACGGCACAACCCGATTTGGTGCCCTCGAAGAGACTCGAACTCTTACGCCGTGAAGCATAGGTTCCTAAGACCTACGTGTCTACCAATTCCACCACAAGGGCAAATACTTGATGGTGCCGTTACACGGATTCGAACCGCGGACCTACTGATTACAAATCAGTTGCTCTACCAGCTGAGCTATAACGGCATAATTTAATTAGTTCAGTTTTGAACTTGTCTATTAACCTTTGCCACTTGCAGTAATATATCTACTCCAAGTACATCTTCCATTTGAGACCAGGGATCAATGAACGTATCTCGTTCATCATCATAAGTGTAACTGCTTACAAGATCTTCTGACTTTTGATATATGTCATTAATATCGTTAGCCAGTTTCTCATATCTGTCTAGAATGTCTAAGTCGTCGCCCACTATTGTAACTCAGGAAACATCTGCTTTACATAGTTCTTTACTATAACTTTTGTATCATTGTCAACAGTTTCAATAGAAATTTTACCGGTTCCTTTATGCCTTACTTCGTCTTTTGCTAATTGCAATAATTCTCTTTTGTTAAGTTTCTGAATTTTTGCTAAATCTACAATATTACTAGTAAGAGCACTCAGGATATATTTACTAACATCGTCGACACACATTGGTACTTCGATCTTAGCTTTGATCCGTTTAATCCCGTCTTCGTATTTTGTTGCTCTCATATTATTTTACTCTATTACTTATATTAGCCTTTAGTTGCCTATCTTTTTTCGCATTTATTAACAAGTATACCTACGTTGTTACCTGCCGTTGATGTTATAGTGTGATACATTGAAACGAAATTCATTTCAGCTACTGTAGTAACACCATTTTCAGATTTTACACCTATCCACGTATGATGTGGTGGTTTAGAATCTTTAATCATTGTATATTCCGGTGTATATAGCCATAACTGATATTCACCTTTTTCATAACTTTGTTTAAGTATGCTATCACTCATTTCTTGATTGTGTACGCCATTTACTGACGCCGTTGCAAAAAACGGTGAACACATTAATGCTTTAGGATTTTTTGGATTAAATTCAGCATTTGCTGAACCTGCCATTCCTAATATCACTGCCATTGTAAAAATTATTCTAGTCATAATTACCTTCCATTAATTGTTTATTAGTATTAATATACAAGCAAGAGCTTCTTTTGTCAACCAAGAAATGTTATTTTTATTGGTTTTTTCAATGTTTTTTACTTCTATGTACATTAACTTGTCTTTATAGGATAACCACTGTTAAAAGGCGTATATAGCAGTTTATTCGCCGAATTTAGTATGGATCTACTGTTAGTATAATCGTCATCTTGACCTGTTGAAAATATTTTATCTTGGGTTGCCAAGTTTCTAATCTTCTGTTTTAATGATTCAGCAGTATGGTAAGGTTCTAATTGTAGTATACAAGCACCTAATCCACAAACCTGTGGACTTGCCATACTTGTACCTGTGATATTATTTTGTCTATGTGAACTATTAAGATGATATGGCATTCCGCCTGTACTTTTCCACGCACTCATTATATTTGTTCCTGGTGCATATACTGTAATTCCTGGACCGGTTTCACTTGAACTTGCTTTTTGTTCTAATCCACCACTGTGTATATTACTATCTAGATTACCAACCATCATAGCATCTGTACCAAAAGGAGATCCACCTCTATGATAATATATTCTGCTACTTCCTCCACTAAAATTACTAGTGTTATAATAATTGTTATAATCAACACCGCCAACTTCGTCAATTTTTTGACTAGAGTTACCTGCCGCTATACAGACGTGTATTCCTTCATCATTCAATTCGTCAACATCTGCATCATAGACTGATAATCTTACCGGGTGTCTACTATAGAATGCACTTCCTACCATTCCATAATCAGTTCTTTTACTAGTTCCTGTCCAACTGGTTCCTCTGTAATTACCACCAGTGATACCACTAAAACTTCTTCCATATCCCCAACTCATATTGACTATAGTTGGTCTTCTATATCCTGTACTTGTGATAGGTTTATTTCTATGCCATAATTTTATAAGATCAAATGATGATGTAATAGAAATACCACTTCCGCCAGTACCTAGAGGTATTTTCATTGAATAGATACGTGCATTTTTAGCCCAGCCATAGTTTATACCTGCTACTGTACCTGTAACGTGTGTTCCGTGACCATTGTAATCTGAATAAAAACTAGATGGCATTGATCCGCTTACTCCAGCTTCTGTATACCAATTTATTTGTTGTATTCTACTATTTCCATCTGCATCATCAAATTCAGGGTGTCCTACTTGTACACCAGTATCTTGTACGACTATATCTACTCCTGTGCCATCTAGTGTATAAGCAAACTGGCTACTGCTTGGGTTTGAGCCTGAATATGGATTATCTCTTTCAATACATCTACGCATTCCCCAATTCATATAACTGCCAGCATCAGATGTTGTTTTTAAAAAATTTCCGTTTTGTATGGCTAAAGGTTCAGGTGAAATATCTGTTCTTTGTTCTGGTGGGATTTCTACTGCGTCTACTCTAGGATCATTTCTTAATTGAATTACTTCTGCTTCTGTTAAGGCATAGTGTGTATTTCTTTTACTACCTGGTCTAGCATCAGCTACATCTACTGTTCTATTGGGAATAGAACCAGCACCAGTTGACTGTACCATTTCTTCGTTAAACTTTTGGTAGTCAACGTCTTTCTTTAATGTAACAATATATTCTTTTTCTATCAATTTAAGTTCACCCACGCATTATTGGCGTAACCTTGAAACTTATTAATATCAGTATTATAAATCATATCACCACTTTCTGGTGATGCTATTTGATTTCTTTCTACTGTTGTCATTGTTGCAAGTTTCATTGGCACCTTTCCTGTTATTTCTACTCTTTGTGCCGCAGTTAGTGATAAGTTATTACCACTTTCAAATACTACGTTTCCTGTACCTGTAACTGTAAGATCATTTGTTGTTACACTTGTAAATGTCGGGGTTGTTGGATAACTTCCACCACTTCCACCTGAACCAGCTGGTCCTTGTGGTCCTTGAGGACCTGTTGCTCCTTGTGGTCCTTGTGGTCCTGTATCTCCTTGTGGACCTTGAGGTCCTGTATCTCCTTGTGGTCCTTGTGGTCCTGTATCTCCTTGTGGACCTTGTGGACCTTCTGGGCCTTGTGGTCCTGTTGCACCATCTGCTCCTGTACTTGAAGTTGAAGTTGAACTAATGCTACCACCACCGCCTAAATTTGTTGTTGTTGCAGGAGGCGAAGTAACTACTGTACCACTTTCAGCCAATCCTGCTAATCCTGGTTGTGTATTAGTTTGTGCAGGGTCACCTACACTTGTTTCTTGTACTGCTTGAATACTTCTTTGAGTATATCCTGTTACCCTTCCACAATGATCATATATTGGTTGTCTTTCTGCTAGTGCTACTGTAGGAGCACCATCATTTTCTAATTTTGCTATTAATTCTGGTTCAAGTAAATATGAAAATATATTATTTCCTGCTTCATCTACTTCGTATGCTTTTAAACTATTATATAGTGATTGTAAGTTACTAGCATATTGTTGACTTTTTGCTAGTGTCATATTATCATTATCAACTGCTACACCAACATTTGTGTTTACTCTATTTGTAGGAGCAAATATACTACCACCTGTTGAACTTGAACCTTTAAAGTTATTCTCAAATTCAATTAAGTTTTCAATATCATTTTTGAAAGCATTTAGGTCATCAATTATTCCTTGTTTAACACTCGCTGGTAAATTAGCAAGGTCATCAAATTGATCGCCTAAACGTTTTAATATACCACTTGTAAATAAGTTAGGATTAAATTTACCATCTGTTCCTATACATCCGCCTATGTCACCATCTGCCATAGTTCCTAATGTATCAAGTATACCTTTACCTGCACCTATAAAACTACCCATTGCATCTCTTAAAACATTTGGAATAGCTCTAGGTACAACAGGTGTACCACAGAAGTTAATCATATTTGCAATGGCCGCAAATTCAGCAACGGCAGAATTTAATCTACCTAATGCATTATCAATATTTGTATGTGCAATAAAATCGTCAAGAGCTTTTTCTGCATCTTCTAATGCTCCTCTTAAATCTGCTAGTGCTTCGGGAATTTCTGGTATTAATCTACCAAGGTTAACTTTTAAACATATTTGTAAGTTAGGTAACCTAATTCCATTACCTGCTAATAAACTACAAATAATTTCTTTTAAACTGTATGCTTGAGTTTGTGCAGTGATTGTACCATCGTTAACATCTACATCTACTCTACCAGTTGGTATATCAACTTTGGTACCGTTAATGTAATCGTTAAAATCTTCTAAACCGTCTTTAAAATCACCTACACTCATTTTATTTTGATCCTATGTAACCTGCAATAATTCCAATCATTCCTGTTAATGACATTTTCATTAAAGTGATTACTGATTCATCTACTGGTCTATTTTCTTGTAAGGCAACATAATAGTCGCCAATTATAATAACACCTAGCAATGTAAGTACCCCTATAGTTAGAGCTACTATGATTAGATCTTTTAAATTCTTAATCATGTTATTGTCCTATATAAACGTCAGGACTACCACTATCTGATTTTGGATTGCAATGTCCAGGTAATGGACATAGTCTATCTGCATCTGAATTGTTTGGAACGACAACCACTAATTTGTTGCCTACAAATACATTGTTGCATTGTGCATTAAGAGCACCGCCACCATGACTGTTTGGATCTCGATCAACACTAATAGGTTGGTTGTTTACAAAAACGTTACTATATCCTTGTGCTTCTGTTGATGCACCACATGAACGTTTATCTCCGTGTCTATGAACTTTTTGCATTTGCTACTGTTAATCCTGTACTTTGTTTTATATACATATCACTTGCATCTTTCGCTGATTTAACTATGCATATAATACTATTTATCTTTAATTTGATCTTAGTATCTGGACTAACGGTAAACATATAAGGCGCTAGGGCCATGCCGTTTTGTGCGGCAACAAGTATGTAAGGTTTAGCTAACGTAACTGTTTCATCAGTTTCTGTGTCTAACCTTGCAATCATTTCTTCACCTGAAGAAAGTTTAATACTTACTACATCACCTACTTGGTATTGTGTTTCTATTAACATATATTATCCTGTTGATTCACCAGTTCCATTAAAACCAGTATCCTCAATGTATTTTAGAAACTGATCATATCCACCAATTACTTTACCATATATTTTAATTTGTGGAAATGTTCTAGCTTCAGGGAAGTTTTCGAAAACTTGTTCCCTATTAAAATCTACGCCTAATTGTTTATAGACGAATTCATAATTTCTTGATTCACATAATCTTTTTGCGGCATCGCAATAACCACATTGTGGTTTACCCCATATCTCTATCATTTATAAACTCATTCCTTCAAATGTATCTTCACCTACATCTTTTTTAACACCACCAATTACATAAGAACTAATTTCAGTTTCTTGTGGTGCTACTTGGACTTCTGCTCCTGCAATCCATTTTTGTGTCCATGGTAATGGATTAGTTTGACCTGGGCTATAAGGACACTTCATACCCAATGCTGTCATACGTTTACAACAAATCCACTCAATATAATCTTGTAATAATTTTGAATTAAGTCCAATCATACTTCCATCTTTAAACAAATAGTCTGCCCATTGCTTTTCTTGATCTACTGCATCAATAAACATTTGAGTAACTTCTTGTTGACATTCTACTCTAATCTTTTCAAAGTCTGGATCTTCTTTTGGTAGTACTTTTGATAAAAGGTATTGTGTACTTGCAAGATGAACATTTTCGTCACGTGCAATAAACTTAATTATTTTAGCATTACCTTCCATTTTCTTAAGCTCAGCGAATGCCCAGCTACAAGCGAATGAAACATAAAATCTAATACCTTCTAATATGTTAACACTATTTAAAGTTAACCATAATTTTTTCTTTAAGTCATACATATCTATTTCAACTTTTTTACCGTTTACTGTATGTTTTCCTTCACCTAGTAAATTATAATAACTTGTTAATTCAATTAAGCTGTCGTAATATTTAGAAATATCTCCAGCACAATCTAAAATCTCTTGACTGTCTGTTAGCTCATCAAATATCTTAGTAGGATTAGCATATACATTTCTAATAATATGTGTATAACTTCTACTATGAATTGTTTCACTAAATGTCCAAGTAATAATCCAATTTTCTAATTCTGGTAAACTGACAATAGGACTAAATGCTTCATTAGGAGCTCTACCTTGTACACTATCTAATAGAATCTGACGTTTTAGATTACTTGTAAAAATATGTTGTTCATGCTCGGTAAGATCTTTAAAGTCTTTTGCATCTTTACTTACATCTACTTCTTCAGGTCTCCAAAAGAAACCTAACTGTTTATCTGTTAGTTTATCAAATTGTTTATACTTTAATGTATCATACCTTTGAAATCCTAAATCACCATCTAAGAAAGCATTTGCTTCTGTATGGTATTTTTCATTTTTTACATTTATAACGCCCATTAATTTCCCTCTATATTACGCAACTTTCACAATAGTCGTCGTACTGTTCATCTGTTTCAAAATCTTCACGGCTCTTAGATGTCTTATCTTTAAATTCAATTTCACCTTGACCGTCATATGTATTAAAATAATACAACTGTTTGCCACCGTACTTGTAAAACATTACAAGATGTTGTAGCATTACACTTAATGGAATTTTTTCATCTGGAAAAAACTCCGGGTTATAACTAGTATTTACACTAATACCTTGATCTATGTACTTTTGTAATACAGCCATAATCTTTAAATAACCTTCTGGACTTTTTTGAGACCATAACAGATCATATTTATTCTTTAAACGTGCATATCCGGGTACAACCTGTTTTAAAACACCATGTTTAGATTGCTTTACACTTACAAAGGCACGAGGAGGTTCAACTCCGTTAGTACTATTGCTTATTTGTGCTGAAGTTTCAGCAGGCATTAAAGCCATTAACGTACTGTTACGTATACCACTGTTTCTTAATCTTTCACGTAATTCGTCCCAAGGTAAACGTTCTTTATGAGCTACTAGCTCATCTACTTCTTTTTTGTATGTCATATTAGGTGTAATACCATCTCCGTATCTTGTTTCACCTGTGCCAGTTATTGGTCCATATTCTTCTGCAAGTTCTACACTAGCTTCAATTAGATAATAACTCCAAGCTTCTGCCCATTCGTCTACTTTAGCTAATCCACGTTTGCCAATATTTTGATATGTTAAATCATTTTTTGCTAACCAATAAGCGAAGTTAATAATTCCTATGCCTAAAGGTCTACGTTTCATTGTACTTAATTCTGCCGCTAATACCGGATACTGTTGATAATCTAATAATGCATCTAATCCACGTACTGCTAGTCTACAAACTTTTTTAAACTTACTAGGTTCAGTGATGTTTCCCCAATTGATTGCACTTAACGTACATAAACTAATTTCACCTTCTTTATCTCTAACACTATACAAAGGTTTAGTAGGTAAATTAATTTCACAACATAAATTACTTTGTTTAATAGGTGCTACTTCAGGTTTAAATGAACCATGCGAATTAGCATGATCTACATTCATTAAATAAACTCTTCCTGTATTTTTACGTTCTTCCATAAACATTCCAAATAACTCAGATGCTTTAAGAACTTTTTTTCTAATTCCATTTTTCTTTTCTGCTTTTTCATACAACTCTTTAAACTTGTCTTGATCTTCAAAAAATGCATCATATAGACCTGGAACATCTGCAGGTGAGAAAAGAGTGATGTCTCCATTTGTAAGTAGACGTTCGTACATTACTTTATTAAACTGTACACCATAATCCATATGACGTACTCTGTTATCTTCTGTACCTTTATTGTTTTTTAAAACAAGTAAGTCTTCAACTTCTAAATGCCATATCGGATAATATAATGTTGCCGCTCCGCCACGTACTCCACCTTGACTACACGACTTAACAGAACTTTGAAATAATTTATAAAATGGAATAACACCTGTATGTGTTGCGTCACCTTTTCTAATTTTTGATCCAATGGCACGAATAGAACCTGCGCCTATACCAATACCTGCCTTTTGAGAAACATATTTTACAATAGCAGATGATGTAGCATTAATACTATCTAAATCATCATCAGTTTCTACTAGAACGCAAGAAGAGAATTGTCTTTGTGGTGTACGTACACCTGCCATTACTGGCGTAGGCAAACTAATATCAAAATTACTAATTGCGTCATAGTAATCTTTAACCCATTTCATTCTTTCTTCTTTTGGATATTGACTAAACAATGTTGCTGAGATCATCATATAACATACTTGTGGTGTTTCAAAAATTTCACCTGTTGCTCTATTTTGTACTAGATACTTTCCACGGAACTGTTCCATGGCCGCATATGTCATATCTTCATCACGTTCATGTTTAATGAACTCTTGCATTTGATTAATTTCATCTTCACTATAAACAGAAAAAAATTCTGGATCGTATAAACCACGATCAACATTCTTACGAGCTATCTCTCGTAAATGTGGTGGTTCAAATTTATCATAAACTTGTTTACGTAAATGGTAATTAATAAGTCTACCAGCTACCCATTGATAATTTGGTGTTTCTTCTGAAATAAGATCAGCCGCCGCTTTGATTAATGTTTCTTGTATATCTGCACTTTCAATCCCATCATAGAATTGTAAATGACTTTTAATTTCTACTTCACTAGCACTTACACCAGCAATATCTTCACAAGCATAAAATACAACTTTGTGCATTTTTTCTAAGTCTAGCTCTTCCTTTGTTCCGTCTCGTTTATTAATTATAATGTTCATTTTGTCCGTTTTTCTCAAATAGTTTTTTGTATTTACTCAAGTAGTTTTATAGATAACTATTTGCTTAATGTACTCACATCAATATCTTTTAGTATATCTACTTCAGCTACGATGTCAGTGGTGTCTATTACGTTATAAGTATAGTTTAAAATGTACTTGTTGTCAACTAAAACTATTAACTTTATATCATTTTTTTCCACATTTTGTACAAGCAATAATCTACAGGCAATATTACTATAGTGTAACGTGTATGCCATACCCAATGAAACAACATTTTCATCATAATCATTTTGGTGTAGCATTTCCCAAGGTGTGGACCAAGTTGATTCATCATATAAGTCAACTTTTCTAACACCTATCGGTGTACTATTCCAAAAATCTAAAACAACTTGTAATTGTTCTAAGATGTTGGAATATTCACAAATCCGTTTTCTTAATTCTCGCCACTTTTGAATTCTTTGTCTAGGTGGCAACTGCCATACTTCGTCCATTTATTTAAAATGATTTTTGTACGTATTTGAATGTATGTACGGTATCAAGGTCTGTAGTGTCAAACATTAAACTAAATTTGTCTGTACTATTATGTGAAAGGCTAAAGACTAATGGCATTGCGCCATTGCTAATGTCATATACATCTTTAATTGAGCTTGTTGTAGGAGTGCCTGCATTGTCATCAATTAGAATTAATAACTGTCCGTGTCTTGAAGCAGACGCCGTTTTTAAACTATAATCAATTGTAATCTTATCTTTATTAGCACAAATAAATTCAATTCCTGATTCTTTAGGTCCTGCAGAATCTGCAGTCAGTTTGTTTAGACTTTGCGACTGTACTGGATTTGGGAATGCTTCTGCATGGTAGCCAACTTCTTTATTATAGTAAAGTTCAAATACTGTACTAGATGTAGGAGCTGAAGATAAGCCATGCGAGAATGATGCAACTGCATCTTTGAATGTTATGTTATTACCTGTTATAGAAATATTATCACTTGCTGGGTTTACTGTTATTCCATATGTATATTGATCTAAATTAGCTATTAAGTCTAAATCAATAGGATCGCCATTTGCTGAAGTAAATTCTACTTTAGCTGTCGTTGCGTCACTGTTACTTACTTGACAAGTTCCATTTACTGAAGCCTGTCCTATAAATAATCTTTGAATATCTTGTGCAAGTCCAAATTCACCCGGTAGCAACTTTGGCAAATCTGCCAAGTTACCTTTTCTAACTGTCATTCTAGCTGTCGTTGTTGTCATTGTTTATTCCTTAAATATAATGTATTTATCTTTATAGATTATAAAACTGTTCTAAACGTTCTGCCCATTTAAGTTCCCATTGCTTAAATTCTGTGCTATCTACTTCAAATAGCTGAAACTCACCTGCTCTACTACACATAAAAACTGCTATATTTGATATGTTTGTTCCGTACATCTCATTATGAGCATTCGCATATGCCGCACCTTGCATAAAATAGTCATCAATCCATTCACGTTTTTTGGGTTTATTAGTCTGCTTAAAGTCCATAATAGTTTCTTTGCCTTTATATACACCTATTAAATCTGTTGTACCTGCATATAAATCTTTTGCTACTAAATTAACCTCTGATCCCCATACTTCATTAATATCGGGTTCTACATTATCTATTACAACCTGTGCCATACCTTTTGCTTGTTTATGCACCATATTATTTCCTGGATTATATTCTTCATTTTTAAACCATTTTTCTAATATATTATGCATTACAGATCCAACATTAGATGCTTCAGTTACAATACGTTGTGCTTCTGCATCACCTACACGTTTTTTCCATTTAGCAAGTCCTGCTTTCTTTTCTGCTGACTGTGTAGCACTTAAAATAGTAGTTACACTAGGAACAGGATCACCCCAAGGGTTTTCATAAAGACGTTTACCGTCTACTGACGTTCTTTTGAATTCTTTATAATCGTAAGGGGATTTTATTTTAAGCATACTCATAGTTTACTATCCTTTTGTTAAAATGTCAATGGTTTCTTTGTCTAATATATAATTTTCTAACACCCACTTATTACCTTCTCTATTCCAGTGATCATCATTTTGTGCTAAAGTTAATCCACGAGTCCATAACCATTCATGTCTGTTTTGTCCTGATCTTTTAATTTTTTCATCGTCGCCGCCGTGTGCTTCTATCATCATTTTCCATACATTATTAGGTTCACTTCTTAAAAATTCTAATAATCTAAAATGTTTAAAATTGTATAATTTTTCTATGTTATTATATAAATGTTTTTGCCAAGAGTTTCTATGTTCTGATGTTGCTAATTCGTCTAATGTATTATGTACAAAGTTTCTAGGTTTCTCATTATTTGGTGGCTTTGTTTCACGTGTTGTTCCTACTCCTGGTTGAGACGTACCTCTCCATAACATATTACCACGTATATATTTTAAAATAAAATTTTCATTTACGTATGTATCATCAAAACCAAATTCATTAAATGGTTCATCAGTATCTTTTAACATACTTACTCTTGAATAAAAGGTTCTATTTACAAAAACAAAATCCACGTCATTCATTTTTGCATCAAGTATACACCATTGAGCATAGTCTATACCTCTACCTCCTAATGCATAATTATAATATGTATGTTGTGGGAAACGTTCATATAACTGGTAAGACCAGCTATCTTTTTCTACGTTTGTGTGAGAATATGCTGAATAACTACAGCCTATGATTGCGATTTTCATTTACCAATACACATACCATTTAAAAGTTTTACTGGTATTAGTATTGGTTAGTCTTTCTATTTTGTATCCTAGGTTTTGGAAATATTTAATTACTTGTTCCATTTGATTTGTTAATCCACGATCAGTAGCAGTACCTTGCCAAATATTAAAATAATCAACACTTGATGGATTTGCTATACTGTATACACCTGCTACAAATCCAAGAGCTGTATTTGCAGTACCTGCACCTATCTCATATGACCATGTAGAACCTTGTGGCTCTGAAATAGTAAGTACAAGATAACTACTATCTTTTGATGCTGTCAATCCTGCGACGTTTGCATCATTAATATCTGCAACTATTGCATTTAATGATGTTCCTGTAGTACCTAGTGTGATTGTATTATTATCAAATATAAGAGTGTCGCCTACTGTAATTGTTGGATTTAATTGTGTTCCAATTTTTTGAATACTTGGAGTAGCTTCTGTCATTGTTGTAGCATCATCTACATATGCTTCAAAATTACCTAATGCACTTTCTGAAATAATTGCTTTCATTATTTCTTGCGTTTCAGTAAACACAATCATATCTTGTGATGCTTTTGATCTTGCTTGTGCCGCGTTTAGTCCTACACTCATTTGTTTAACTCTTTTTTAACTTGCTTCTTAGCCATATTAGTTACGGTCTTATCTGCTTTTTCGGGGTCAACCTTGTTTAAATTACTAGCATCAAGACTTGAAGTATTAAAATAAACCATTCCATCTTTTATATTATTAACTATAGGTAAATTTGATATCTCATCAAATAATGATTCAACATCAGCATCAACACCCATAGCCTTAAGCTCATTAACTAAAGTTTCGAGAGGAATATTATCAACGCCTTCGCTACTTAGAATTGAAAGCAGATCAATTACTTTTGAATCTACTTCAGAATTTAATTCGAAGAGTTCAGCGTACCTCACGTTACTACCTCTTTAGTTCCGCAAATGCTCTTTTAAGAACGTCTTTGCTAACTTTACCTTCTGATTGTGCTTCTTTAACCATCTTGATTGCTTTAAGATAAGGATCGACTGATTCTTCTTTCATCTCTCTACCTTCAGCATCTGACTCTGCACTAGCGGCATCAACACCTTCAAAATCATCACCAGCTGGTTCTTCAGCAGGTGCATCCATATCCATAGGTGCTTCTGGTGCAGGCTCCATACTCATATCTGTTTCTGGTGCTTGACCTTGTGCTACTAATACTGCGTTACTTACATCATCGTTGGCTTTTTTAACTGCTTCAAGAGCTGTACCAATTGCCATCTCTGCACTTTGTGAAAATGTTTCAGCTTCTGCAACACCAACTTCTTCTTTCATTGCGTTAGTGATACTCATTAATTCTTCTACTTGCATACTTGCTAAATTTTCAGCCATTTTTTGTAAGTCGTCAGCCATTTGTTTTGCGGCTAGAAGTACTTCAGCTTGGTCTAATTCGCTTTCCATTACTGGTTTATTTGACATAGCTTCTTTTATACCTTCTAATACTAACAATAACTTCTGATATTGTTTGTCATTTACTGCGATACCATTATCACGTAATGACTTAATTTTAGATTCTGTAAATGTTTTAACTTTTTGTAGTTTGGCACCGTCTGCACCAAAGTTAAAGTTAACACCAAATACCTCTTTTAGAGCTGAATCTAATTTCGTTATTTTGTTTACTTTTAAATTGTTTAAATCCATAATTTGACCCCTTCAGGTTTTTTGTAATATATTGTATTTATGCTTATAGGCAGGATTTGATCTGTTTTTTCGCCTCATTCATCTTCTGAACCGCTTGACCTTGCTTGGCCATCGCTAAATCTAGCTTAAATCCTTCACTTATTTTAGATTTTTGCTTGTAAAACGCCGCTTCAGCTAATTGGCTTCCATAACGCACATCTAAATCTAATAAATGATTAATATTATTAGTTTTACCGTGCATCAAACCTTTAACTACTCCCATAGCAGTCTCAAATAATGCTATTTGTTCGTGCAATACCTTACCATCTTCCTTGATGGTATAAAATACTTTTTTGATACCTGGAACAACCTGTTGTTTATCCATAGTGATTTCATATTCTGCAATTTTAACACTATTTCCTTTTTTGGTTGCTACGGCCATCATTGGATCTTCGTATGCTTCTTCTACTGCTTCTTCAGCCACCTTTGTTGTAGCTTCATCTAGTCTTTGCAGTATATCATACATACCTTTAGCATCTTTGCTAACACTATTCAACAAATTTGCTTTTAATTTTGGATTGCTTTTTTGTTCAGTTTCTGTAGGAACTTTTGAACTCTCATTTAACTTTTGAATAAGTTCTTTCATTCCTTTTGTTTCTTCTTGTGTTGGCATTATAGGCTTCCTTTCATTCTTTCATAGAATACTTTATTATTTTCAACTATTTTTTTAACAACATTTTTGTTGACTAAACTTTGAATTAAATATAGTTCTCGTTCATTTAAATCATCTTTACATTTACGTTCTAATAAGTTCTCGTAACAACGATTTTCTTGAACTGAAATGAATACTGGAATACCGCCTGGTTGTTCAATAGTTTTCATTAACTACCTCCCATTGCCAATTGTTTAAGTCTTTCAATTTCTTGTGCGTTTGCGTTTGCCTGGTTGGCCGCTTGACTGGCAGTTTGTGAATTCTGTGCTCTATGTACATCATCTGGATCTGGATTAGTTGAAGCTCTGTTGGCTCCTTGTCCAGTAGCTTGTTTATTTCCACCCGCTACAAATCTTTGTGGGTTGCTTGAATCTCTTTTTGCATCTTGTTGTGCATTAGTAAAGTCTCTTTGATCATTGCCATTGTTTGATGCTCTTATTGTAGCATTACTTGGCTTGGCTGTATTAATTGTTCCATAACCAGCTTCGTTAACTCTACTTAAATCTATAATTGATGAAAATTTATCATTGTTTTCAGCTTTGATAGAATCTAACAAATGAAGTGTATCTCCAAAAGATAAACCTTTTAATTGTTCTACTACATCATCTTTATTAAGCTCTAATCCAAACTTAACGTTAGCATAATCTATTACACTATCTACTGTACTATTGTTTACTATTTCCATCTTAACCTCTAGCTTTATTTAATCTAGCAACAATACGACTTGCAGGATTTAACCTTTTAGAACGTACTGCCGCTTTTTGCATACGAGCACCTTTTTGTGCTCTTGTTTTTCTCATTACGAATCTCTTTTTGAGATCCATAGGTGCCGCACATTGACTAGGATTTGCTACAATTCTATTCTTACGAATACCAACTGTGCAACGAAACTTCCTAGTTACAGCCTTGCCTCTTCTAGCAAAAATTAATTTTGCTTCAGAAATTACTGTATTGTACGATTCGTTTAATAACATCTACCCGCTACCCAATAATGGAGTTACTGTATTCAAATTCAGTAACAACAATACTATTGTTGAGAGCAAACCTGCAATAACCGTTGCCGCGGCTCCAATAATTAGCTTGTTACTAGACATACTTGCTGAAGTTTGCTTTTCTGCTACTTTACTCATAGCGGTCGTTAAGCCATCTACTTTAGTTTCTAATCTATTTAATTTTTCTTCCAACACGCGATACCTTTCCGCACACAGATCTACGTGCGCCTCTAGATTTTCACGCTCAAGCCTTGACTGATTCATTGCCATATTATGTTCTCACATTCTTTGACAGCGTCTTAATAAGAGCTGATTAGTAAGGGTACAATCATTCGTACTCTACTACTATTTATATGTTTTCACTATATTTAAAGTAAGTATTTTTCTTACTTACTGTATTTGTGTCGATTATTTCAGGATCAATGCTTATTGTTTCATTTAAATCTTTATGTATAGGCATTTTATTGAAATCTTCGGTTAACATATAAACATCATTATTATCTTTTTTCCAGGCATCTGCTGTTTCACTAGCAAATTTAAACACCCATACAGTATGAGTTCCTGTAAAACTTGTACCAAATTCATAATCGCTTAAATCTTGCGATTCTAGCACTTGTATACTACTTAAAACTGGTTGAGATCTTAAACTGATACTTTGGATAAATGTATTCAGGTTTTGTGCTTGGAAATACCCACTTGCACTTGTTTTTGGACTTACTACACCAGAATCTGTTATATCAACTAAGGTGTAAACCGTGTAAAAATCAGTTGAGCCTGTTAGAACCTCAACTGGCCTTGAGACTGCCATATTACATACCTGTCATTTTACCAGCAGTATATCCAGCCGCAAATGCCGCCGCTCCACGTGCAATACGTTTACCTATACTACCTTTTTTCTTATCGTCTATCTCTAATCCTTGTTCATTTGCATACTTTTGAAATATTGGATTTAAATCACTTCTTCTAGCATTTAGTCTATAATACTTTGTTAATTGAGAAGCCGCTAATTGTCTTTGTGTAGTATTTAGAGTGTCCCATTCTCCTACTAATCTTCTTGCCGCTCTAAGTTTCGGATCTTGTATTGCTAAATTTTTTTCTAATCTGTAAAAGAAAGCCTGTGCTTGTCCTGAATTTATTTTTCCAGATTCTATTTGCTTTAAAAAGTTTCTAACTCTCTTTTGTTCTACATTAACTTTGTTAAGTAATAGCTTATCTGCATCACTATCTGCTAAACCTTTTGGTTTAACTGTTGAATGTATTGTTTGGTATAAATCTGTTCCACTTGGACTAGGTTTATTCCAATTTGAAAACATACTGGTTCTACGTGCATACTCTTTAGCAACTGGTGCATACTTGTAATCATTTGCCATTGCATATAAACTCATCATACTTACAAAGAAGTGATCAGTTAATGTTCTAGCACCTTGCTTTTGAATCATATCACGTGTTCTAAACATTCTAGCTTCGCCTAATGAATTAATAAATTCTAAATATGGCTCTTCGCTATCTTTAGGCATTTCATGTCCACCTTGCATTGCCGCATATTGTTGTAATGTATATTTGTTATCGCTCATTAATTATTCCTTGCAAAATTTGCTTGTGAAAATGTTGATCTATTAACCAACTTAACATCTTTATCTACTACATAACCTTCGCCGTCTTTTACTGCTTGTATATCAGCTTTTTGACTATCTAATAATTCAATTACTTTATTTTTTATATTCTTAATTCCTTTAATAAAATTAAATGTAGCATTAAAGCCTTTTGCTTTAGTATTTACATAATTTAATAATCTCTCTTTTTTGGGTGCAGATAAATTACTACCTTCTACCCATTGTACAAAATTTGCTCCTAAATTATCTAGTGATTTATTTTTTACACTAGCATTTATATATTGATAAAGTATATCACCAAAATTTTTCATTTTAAGTTCTGCTGGTACATTAAATAAATCATCTATTGATTTTGCGTTCTGTGTTAAATAATTTTCTAATTCATCTACCTGTGGTATATCAACCCCTGGTGCTTTTGATACTGTAACTGGTGGCATAATCATTGTTGCTCCTTGTTGGAACTGTCCCATATCAACGTTGCTAGTAGTACCATCTAATCCTATTGCTTTGTGTATCACAACTCCTACTTCACTTGCAAGTATCTTTTTTCCAATATCGCTATTAGCAACAACTTCATATTTTGTAGTATTTGGCATAAGAGTAATTTTGTTATCACTTGCAGTAGGCTTTTTCATCCATAATAGATCACCTATAACGTAACCTCTGAATGTATCAGGAACTGTACTTTCTACTTTATCCCATATACCAGCCATTGTTTTTGCAAAGTCTGCATTGTCTGGGTTTCTATTAACTATCATATCTTCTAGTCCTTTAGAACTAGTTACTCTACCATTGTATTTTACTGCACCAAATCCTGACTTATCAGTTAAAACAAACTCACCTTTTTCATTACGTCCAAATACTATTGCTGGTCTTCCGTCCCATTTAATAGTAACTGAATTAGGATTTTGTTCAACTTGATGTAGTGTACTAATTGCTTTTTTACCGCCAGCAACTCCATCCCAAAGAATTAAATCTTCAAGGTGTTGTATTCTTGCGTTCTCTTTAAGTTTTACTGTATATAAATCTTTTTGAGTAATTCTGTGTTTTCTGTTATCTCTGGATTTACGTTTCTTAGACCCAACAATTATTTCGTTTACTTTCATCTTGATGTCCTGATTTTCTTAATACCTCTATTAAAACGTTCAGGATCTCTATTTTTAATACTTAACATAATCCTTTTGTTTAAATCTTGAGCTGTTTCAGAATCAAAATTCGCATCGATCATTTCTAGAATATTAATAATACTACTAATAGCATTAGTACCTCTACTCTCTAGAATTGCATTCTTATCCTTTTTGGGTGCTAAAGAATTAATTTCCTCTAACAAGCTACGAGTGCGTTTTTTCATTATATATCTCCAGTAATAATTTACTATAACTGTATTTATCTAATTATTACTTCTTTTCAGCATACTGCGAAGCTTGTCGTGCCCTGATAAAGTGTTCTCTACTACACTATTTTCAGCTATGCTCTTCTCTTGATGGGTTGTTTTGTTCTGTGCTTTAATCTTTTCAAACATAGCACTAGGCTGATTCACTGTAGATCCTTGCTCATCTTCTGATAAATCGCTAATACGAAGCCCTGATATATCAAATGCTAGATCTACTTTTTGCCCTACTCCACTACTACTTCTAGTCTTCATAAACTGTATTTGATATCTGCCTCTTTCACGCATTGCTTGGCTACTAAAGATACCAATAACGTTATCTGCTGTCTGAATCTTACTTAAACCACCTGCAATATGAGAGTGATCAAATTCTACTTCTTCTACTGCACTTCTATTTAACTGTGAAGCTGTCGCTAGTAATATATCGTTTTCTACTGCAAAATTACGTAATTCTTCTGATACAAATTTATCTTTAATAAACAAATCACTTGGACTTACCTTGCTCTGTGCTGGCATCATTAAATCTAAATAGTCAACACATACTCCGTCAATTTTTATATTATTTTTTACTTCATATTCTTTAATAAAACTTGTAATAGTATTAACTGTAATACCATTAGGTAATTGTACAATTTGTAACTTACCTGCATCTTTACCTTGCATACGTACTTTTAAATCTACATCATCTGCATTTTTAAATACTTCCCTAGTATTCATTCCTGTTAGCATACTATCTAATCGCATACTACATAATTCTTCACTTAATTCTAAACTTATGTATATTACATTCTGTCCTGCTAAAGCCCAATTTAATGCTAAATTCTGTAAGAATAAACTTTTACCACCACCTGAAGGTGCGGCAAATATGTTTAACTCACCTCTATTAAATCCACCATATAGTTTTTTATCTACTTCAGCCCAACCTGTACTAATACCACCACGTTGATTTCTTATACGTTCAATACGTTCTGCTGGACTCTTCCAATAATCTGTACCCATATGTTTTGCAAGTCCTAATTGTACTGCTTCTTTCACCATTCTCTCTACAGGACCATACTCGCCCTTTTCTAAAAGATCAGCACTTTTTAATATTGCACTTTCCAATGCTTTGTGTCTACAAAATATTTCAAACTCATCTATAAACCACTTCTTATGTCTATCATCTACATCTTTTAATGGCTGTAATTCTAAATTTGTGTTTGCTTTAATTTGATCTAGTGTAGGCAATGCTTGATATTGTGTTGCATGACTTTGTACAAATTCAACAGTTTTACGTAGCTCTCTGTCAAAGAACTGTGGATCTAATATTGCATTTACCCTAACAAATAAATCTTGATCTTGAGACAGAAATTCTACAAATAATCTTTGTAAATCTACTGAATATTCTTTACCTTCGTTCATTTGCAAACCTTCCTCATTAATAGTTCAATTTTTGTTGGATTTTTTTCTCTACTATTTATAATACTTCTTATTGTATACAATCTTCCGTATTTTGTCAAGGCATCACTTGCATCTTTACAATCTTTCCACTCTGGAAAGGATACACTGAAACCATGTCTTATAGCAGACTTACACATCATTTTACCAGCTTCGTCTTGATCTGGTAAAACTATAATTTCTTTTTCTAAACTTTTCAATATTTCTGCTTGTTCATCATTTATATTATTTCTACCTGTAGCACAACCATCTGTTACTATAGCATCAAGTTGACCTTCTGTAACTATAACCATTTCTCTATTATTTGTTTGCCTATCAAGTCCATAAACAAAATCTGCTTTAGGTTGTTGATTATAATATTTTGCTACTTCTTTAGGTGGAGTTCCAATCCATCTAGCAGTATAACCTACTATTTCATTTTTATATGTAAATGGTATAATAAATCTTCTATTCATTCTACCAAACTGCTTACTAGGACTATACATAAGTCTAGCATCTGTTACATCAAAGCCTCTGCCAGTTAAATATGCTACTGCATCAATCCAATTTTGATCAGGATCTTTAAATTCCATAAAAGGCTTTGCACCTTCTGGTAATGCTTTTTTATCCCAACCAATATTTAACTTCTTTGGCTTTTCTTTTTTAATTAATAATGTAGCAACGTCTTGTTCTCTTAATAATTCTAACTGTATACGGTGTATGTCATTCTCATCAGCACCTAATACTATTAACAATTTTTTTAGCTTGTTTGTTATTCTGTTGTTTATTGTCCAACCTGTTTTGTAACTACAATTAAAACAATTATATTGAAAATGATCTTCTTCAAAATAAAACCCGCCTCTTCCTTTTGTATCTGGTCTACTTTCACCGTTTCGTACACACATAGGGCAATTACCAGAAACCCACCCATTTGGATTACTTCGCCAGTTAGTAGGTATCAGAGTTCGTACGTAGTCATTCATCAGAGTCATACGTGTATATTACACTCTAATTACGACTTTGTCAAGTGTTCCTGCAGGTTGTGTGAATTTTGCTCTTAGATATTTAACGTTTGTTCTAAAAGTCCAAGGATCTATACCGGTAAGGTTTTGGTATGGAAAATATGTTACTGTATGAGTACCAAGAGTAATATCAAACCAATCTCCTTCTGTAGGGTTATCACTTAATGCGCCTTGAATATAAAAGTTACCAGTGTAACCTGTACCATATACTCCTATTGTTACTAACCCATTTGGTTTGTCATAGTATCCTGTTGCTTTTAATTGGCTACTATAATAATATGTTGTATTATTGGTTGTTTGTTGTTGGAAGTTACTATCAATTTGTGTAGTAAGTGGTAATGCGTCACCTTCTTCACTTACATCAACAGTAAAGTTAGGTCTCATATTTAGATCACAATATAATGGAACTGTTAAACCTGTGTCAGTAGTATAACTAAACACTAAATCATAATGACCTTGTCTAAATCTTCCACTTTCACCAACTGTTACTACTACTTTAATCCCACCTTGTACATAATCTGTAATTATTGCTTTTTTACTTACTGTGGTTGCTCTATCATCTCTATCAATAAAAGAACAATATACTGTAGTACCTTGTAACATTATTGGTTTTCTATCTTGATTCTTTACAAAGAAGAAAAACTCATTATCAAACCCACGAAACAGTTTTAAGAACCTATAGTTCATAGGACTATTAACTGCGGTACCTTTTGCACCTGCGTATTTTGCTTGTCCTGCTGGTGTTCCGTGATCTTCTAATGTATAAAGATCGCCTTGTTGATTAACTTGATATGTAGTTCCATAATTTGACATATATTACTCCTATGTAGTATTTATCCAAAGTGGAGATTTCAAAAGGCTAAATACCTATAGAATGCAAACCAAACACCAGAAACTCTTAGAGCAATATCCATTTCTAACCGTTATTGAATACGCAGGCAACGAGTATTTGGGTATTATGCAGAACATCGATAGCCACGTAGCTAGTATGTACATCTACGATCGCTTATGGGATGAGAATGAAAAAATGAAATTTTTAGAATTGGGCGAAGAATGGTGGTGGGAAACTAACCGGAAACTTCCAATAAACATAGCATTACTTAATAGATGGAACTTTGGTCATTGTGTTCAAAGTTTTAATGTAAAACAAATGGAAGTAATAGCAGGGCCAGAAGTTAGATTAAGTAATAGTATTACAAAAAGAATTAAACGTAGAAGTATTAATCTTGTAAAGAAAGGCCCGTAGCCATCATATTTAATTGCAGAACAATAGCTAATGCATATGCATGAGCATGAGCTTTTTTAAAAAAGTATTCATCACCCTTTGGCCTCTTCCACACATTCGCATTTATCTCATTCCAATTTTGCTTTAACAAATGACGTTTTGCAGGTCTTATTATTGCTAATACTGCCGCTAACTGTTCTACACTTTTTGGTTTTAAAGTTTTGACTATATCAAAGTGTTTGTGTATATGAAAACATTTTTCTACTACCTCTTTATGTTCTAACAATTCCCACATTGGTTCCATTGCTAATAACTCATGTAAATGTTCTTTTGATTTTATATCTTTATATAAACCCACGTTTAATACATCAATTTTAAAGTAGCCCATATCTTCTGCTTCTTTGTAGTCTACACTAGATAATCCTGTAAATGGATTGCTAGGCATCTCGTGAAAGTACACACCTGTATTATGTTTTGTTTGCTTATTATCTCTTAATATCATAGCAGTAGTACCTTTAATTAATTTTAAAAGTTTATCTCTATCTGCTACATCAATATCAATATCTGTATTAACGATCATTTGGGTCCTCTTTATTCATTTTATATAACAATAAAACAGGAATTATAAAACAACATAACGTAAAAAGTATGGCTGTTATCAAAGTTCTGCCTTTTGTAATATTTCTGTAACCCATCTACTATCTTGTGGGTTTACACTCATGGCTCTTTGCCAGTAATCTATTTCTAAAAATTCATTAACCATTTTTAACTGTTCTGTATTAAAATTATCTATCATAGTTTGTGCTTCATTGCTATGAAATAATACCCAAGGAGATATTTTTCCACTACAAATATGAAATACTGCTAAATTTGTAGATACTTCAGTAAAGTATTTGTTGTATGTTGTACTGTTTTCTTTTGCCCATTCTTGTAAAAATAATATAGTACGTTCTACACCTCTGTCAACACTTTCAGTTTTTAAACGTTCTTTCATCCACTTTTTAAATTGTGCATCTCTACTCCAATGATCTAGTCTCACTTGATTTCTAACTAACCATTCTGTAAATGCTGGTACATCATCTACTCCAATATCTCTACAATAATATCCAAATTTTACAAACGCAATATAATAAGGACTTGTTGCAAATTCATCATATGTCTTTTCATTTTTAGAATTAGTACCTATCCTATAAAATAATTGATAAGCTCTAAATCCTAATTGCACGTGCTTCTCATCTTTTTGCAAGAACCTACGTTTTTGCTCACACATATGTACTGCTAGTGTACTTTCTTTTGCAAATGACTTTTTACAATAGTTACACTTAAACATTAATGATTTCTCTTCCCATCAAAGACACATACAAAGTATAAACCATGTGGTCCACATTTAACTTTATGAAATACTCCATCTTCTATTAATACAACATCACCTTCTTTTACAAACATTTCTTTTTCATCTAGCCACATAGTACCTGACCCTTTAACAAAGTAATATACTTCTTCTTGCCCACTATGGTTATGCCCACGTGTTGTTTGATATGGGTGTAATTGTGTACTGCTTAATACTAAATTTTTTAATGCCTTGTTATCTTTTAATGTATAAGTTTCATTATCTTTAATAACTTCTCCGCCAATGTCCATTATATTATACTTCATTTTAATAAATCTTTTATTTCTTTTTTAGTCATTCCGTATTCCTCAAATAGTTCAATAAAATCTTCTTTAGTTTTTGTGCTTATAAAAATATCAACTTCGTCATCATTTAAATGACTGTAGTTTTTAACTACCCATTCTTGTACTTTGTTTTTCTTGCCTCGTTTACCTGGTGCTATCCAAGGGTGATATGTAGGCTTTCCAAGCCCTACTAATTGTAATAGCTTAAACTGTAGCTCTGGATGATTTCTTAACTTGTTAAAATGAACATTAACTACTTCGTTAGTCCATTCTAAATAATGCTCTGTAAAGTTTCTATCACCTGCACTACTTGTATATCTCATTAATGGCCAAAGACTTAATTTACTTTTTTCTTCATCAGTAAGACTATTATACCATTTCCTATCTTTAGTATCAATAGCTCTCATTTCGCTTTTAATATCTAACTTACTCATCTATATCATTAGCCTTTATATCTTGTGATACCATATCGTATATACTACTGTAACACCATTCACAAAATGTAACTGGTAATATACCAAAGTAGCCTTGTACTCCACCTGCATCTTCGTCATATTCACTACTACATATACTGCAAGTATCTTTTGGTTTAAATGGATCTTCTTCTTGTTTCTTCATAATACTACCAAAGTTCACTTATGTCAAGTACCTCAGGAAGTTTGTTAGCTTCTTTAACAAACAATACACAAGGTGCATTATCTTTATCGTTTAATGGAACATTTAATAAATGTCCAAATTTTAATTTAGGTGCATACCATTTTACATCAGTATAAATGTTGGTAATTTGAATATCCATAAACTTTGGTGTATATCCTGTAATAGGATTAAATGCAAATACACTAAATCCTCTATCATTTAAACTCATTAAACTTACTACTTCTGGATCTCCTACAGCCGGGTCACAAATTACTACACTCCAATCAAGTGGCATTGTAATACTATGTTCACCAATTTTTAATACTGCGGCAGGTGCATAAAAACTTTCTAAAAATACTAGTGGTATAAAATAATAATCTATATGACTAGGATTACTATAATCTAAAATACTGTATCTTAAGTCTTCTATTGTATCTGGTATGTCATCTAGTTCATACGTCTTGTTGTCTACTGTTAATATTTTCATTTTTATTCCTTAAAGCCAATTTACTTTTTCAATAGTAAATGGATAATTTGCTTCTTTGTAAAATTTCTTACGTTCTGTAAGATGTCTTTTACTAAATTTAGCTGAACTTGTAATATCCCATATCTGCACATTATCTTTATCTTCTGCTTTTCTAATACCACGTCCAATACTTTGTATAACTCTAACAAAGCTCTTTCCTGGTTCTATTAAAACAAGATTAAATATACGTGGAATATTAATACCTACTGCCGCAACACCATATGTTGCTACAACAATTTGATTAGTTCCTTCATTAATGTCATCATAATGATCTTTACGTGTAGTAGTTTTCATCTCTCCACTAACAAAGTTAGCTTCAGCTATATTGTCGCATATTAATTGCCCAGCTTTAATTCTATCTACTAGCACAAGAGTATTACCAGATGCTGATACTTTTTTAATTAACCCACTTATATACTTCATACGTGAAGCATTAGTAGTTAAATAAGTTAATTCACTCTGATAGTTATTATACTCTGCTACCTCTTTTAATTGCACAACGTTAACGTGGCATTGACTAAGAACATCTTTTTCTTGTAATTCACTAGCCGCCAGTTTGTGTGTTACTTCTCCTAAACAAGCCTGTAAACTAACCTTCTCATGATCAGCTTTTGGTATAGTACCTGTTAGTCCCCATCTTAATGGAATGTTTGAAAAATCTTTTGTTAATAATTCTTTTAATACTTCTGCCTTTGCTTGGTGTACTTCGTCAACTATTACACAAACTACACCATCTGCAAAATCTACTAAACTTAAATCACTTTCACCTTCTTTAAATCGTTTTCTTATACTGTTTAAACTCTGCCAAGTACAAATAGTGTGGGTGTGTCCTAATTCTTTCTTGTCGCCGTAATATACGCCAACGTCTAGTCCGAGGTTTGCATAATCAGCATATGTCTGTGTAACTAAATCTTTATTAGGTACAATAACAATGCTCCTTCCATACTTTTCTACTTTGTTGCTTAATGCCGCAGTTATAAGAGTTTTACCTGCACCTGTTGCAATTTCTTGTAAACAATGTGGTGTTGCTAGATATTTGTTAATAATTTCTACTTGATAATCTCTTAAGGTTACGGGTTCGCCTTCTACAACGTGACCTTTTGGCCATACTTTATGTTGATATGAAGTTTCGTCTACAGGATCAAATTGAAAGTCATATTTAAAACGTAAATCATTTAGATCTATCTCATAACCCTGGCCCATAATAATAGGCAATACTTTATCTAATAGGTTAGTATACGTAATTCCACCTATAGTGAAATAAGACGTACATCCATCCCATCTACCTAGCTTAAATGCTGGTACGTGATATGCATAAGGAAGAAAAAACTTTAATTCTTTTTCACACTTTCTACGTGTGTCTATATCTAAGCCTTCTACTTTGCAATTCACTTCATCTTTCAGAGTTATCTTACATTTCATAACTATATATTACATTACTTATCTTGAATTGTCAATGAAAGTTGCGATTTTTTTAAATATTTAATTGCTCTTTTCAAATTAGAAATATCATCATTGCATATACCAAGGAGTCGGTTACATGAATGACATAACCAACCTCTAAATTTATCAGTAGTATGACAATGATCTACAACCCAAGCACCTGACTTACCACCTTTGTTTATTACTTCTTTTGCTTCTCGTTGACATATAGGACAAGTATAGCCTTGCGGTGGTTTACCATATGTTTGATTTAATTGTTTTCTTATTTTAGATAATTTATTATTACAAGCTCTACACTCTGGTCTTAGAAAATTTGCTCCAGAGCTTTTACTAAAATTTGTTATTGGTAAATTTTTATTACACTTTGTACAAACTTTTTTTGTAACTTCTGCATTATTTGTAATTTTAAAAAGGTCTGCAAATACATCCAATATCCAATTCCTTTATGAAAGTCGAAGAGGGGAATTTCACCCCTCTTCTATAGTTAGAAAACTGTTTTAAGAAACAGTTCGCCTCATACAAGTGACTTCAGCGGTTCTTTTCCACTTGTCACCCATAGACTTTTTAAGATCTGCAAGTTTGGTAACCATTCTCAAACTTATTTCTCTCATCTTATCTTTGTTATCGATCATGAAATTCATTACATCATCTTTTTCAGCTTCGCTAAACATATACTCGTTAAGCATACCGTCTTTAACTATTTGCTTACATCTAAGAACTTTCTCCCTAGTTGTATCCATAGTAAGATCTAAGTAATGACATCTTGACATTATAGCATCAAGGTGATCTTTAATTTTACCCCTAACATTATCAAACTTAAGGTTAGTGATGAATATAACTGAACCATTAAATTCAAATGTATCAGGTATACCTTCACGTCTTAATAGGGCTGAATCTGTATTCCAACATAGCTTTCTTTTCTTACTAGAATCCAAAGCCGCCTTTAACAAGTTCAAACTAGTTTCATCATATAGTACTGTATCACAATCATCAAGTACTAATACATTTGACTTGTCTGCATTATTGTAAAGAACTTTGTACAAACCTATTGCACTTGAAGCACCCTTTACAGTTTCAAATTTTGCTTTTTTACCACCTAGTACATCAAACAATGAATTCTTTTCTAGAACTTGTTCAACACCAAATGATTTACCAACACCTGGAGGGCCTGTTACTACCATACCCCTAACAACACCATCTATTGAAGCCTGTGTCATATCATCAAGTATGCAGAACCTTTCTCTCATACGTTCTATGATTTGATCATCAGTTTCGTTTGGATTGTCTTTTACTTTAGTAGGAAGTACTTCAACGATTGTTTCGCCTTTTTTATTCTTCCTTTGTCTTTTTAATTGTGCCATTTGAGACCTCTTTCTTAATTGTTTATTTTCTAACTATACATATATAATAAGACATCTTGGTGAAAAGGTCAACCTTTTTATGCACTTTTTTTTAATTTTTTTTGATGTGTAAACCCTTGAAATATAAGGGTTTTTTATTCTGGGTGAGAATCATACACAATACAATACCATTTTATTTCTAATTCTTTGCAAATTTTCAGTATTTCTTCTAATTCTTCTTTTGGAAAATCGTGTGTAATATAATCGTTATATGATTTATAGCAAATTATTCTCATATCGTAGAAAAGGGCCCATTATAAAACGGGCCCTGTTTTCGGTATTAAGTAGACTATGCTACTACTCTTCTTCTTGGAATTGAATATTCCATTTCAGGTCTGCCTACTGCGCCTGAATCAACTGCTTTAGCTCTTACGTTAAAGCCAGCTTCTTTTAGCTCAAGCAATCTAGCCGCTGGAGAAGCAATATCTAAGTCATTTCTTAGATCGTTCATTGTAAACGTTTTGCCTGTTCCCCAAAAATTAGCTAGGATTTGTTGATTTTGTGTACCTTCTGAAAAGAAAGTAGCACCTTTTGCATTTGATCTTGCCATTTTATTTTCTCCCTTGTTTTTATTAAATTAATTTAATAAATTAAATTAAGTATTACTATATAATAAAATGCGAAATATGTCAAGCAATTATTTTTGCTAGGATTACCATCATTGTACCAACAATGGCCGCACTACCAAGAAGTGCTATCCAAAACCCACCTGGATAAAACCAAATGAATAAAGGAAAGAAAATCAAACTTACCAATACAAAGTATACCGTTTGGTAACTAAAAGTTTTTAAAGTTTGATAATCTATTCCATTATAATAAAGAATTACCAATGTAATAAAAGTTACTATAGGTATTCCCATTATAAAGGCACCTATTGTTGGATACTTTTGTGCTATGGTACTTACTACACCAATAATCACACCACCAACGACAGATTTTACCAATATATCTAGCATCATTTATTTAATACTTAAAATTTTAACACGGTTTACCATAGTCTCTTTGGCACCTGTGTATTTAGATAATTCGTGCTTATTAACTGTAGCACGAATTTTAATAGTTTTGTTAGCAATAATATCGCTAATGTCTGGTTGATCTCTCCACCAAAACTTAACAATATCTTTTTCTGCATAACAAGTAGAAATCATATAGACATTACTAGTTTGAATAAACTTAACATCAAGTACTTCTACATCAATATCGAAACGTTTACCTTTTTCACCAAAATATTGGCTACTATGTTTTAGACTTGACATACGATCTGCAACCTGCTCACGTTTTTTGTCAATACTAACACTATGTGGTAAACTTGCGATAATGCTTATTGAAAATTTATTCACATCAGCTTCTGATAATGCTTTAACAACATTACTCTCAAAATTATTAAGAGTATTGGTCATCTTTTTTAGCATTAATTTACCATTAATACTATTAATAAGATTATTAGCTTCTTCTACAGTTTCTGTTGTAAAATTTACCTTACCGGCATCTTTTGCTTTTAGCAAAGATAACATCATAGTTTTATTATCTTCTATTGTTATATCTTTACCGCTTTTTGCATCAGTATCTGTGTACCCATGGCCGCTTTTAATGAAGCCTTGTGACTTGTATACTTCAACAGAAGCACACATTACATCAAGTGTGGTAATTTTATTGAATAAATTTTTTGGCATAGTTTGCTCCTGTGTTTGGGATGTCCGCCCTGTTGGTTTTTACAATCTATACGTTAATTATACGGCTTAAAAAAATTTTTGTCAACCAATAATATGGCGTTATAACGAAATATCTTCTAAACCAGCCGCTCTTAGCTTAACTATGTTGTTTATTTGGAATTGTTTAGCTTCTAAAGCCTTAATAATCCCTATATATCTGTTACGTACTAAACTAAAATCATTGATCAAGTACTGTAAATCCACTACTTCTTGTTCTCCGTCTACATACTTTTCAGCATCTCTACTGCTTAATGCTTTATTGTAGTTTTCCAAGTACTTCCTAAACGTTTTAGCACGTAATTTTCTCATTTCTGTATTGAGAAACTCTAATATGGCTTCCACTTCCTGTAACTGGTTGAATCTATGTTCAACAATTCCAGGCATATCTCTACTTTGTTTTTCGAGATTACCTTTCATCCCACATTCATAACGAGCTTGATCAATTTCTTTCTCAAAGTGAGAAATAGCATTAACTATCTCGCCTAATTGGGCAGTTACTTTACGATACCATACACTCATAGTTTAATAGTCTTCATTGTCATCGTCATCACTATAGCCTTCACTATAGTCATCATACGGATCTTCATCATCATCGTTATGTTCTAAATATTCATCCATTGCATCTGCAAGATAATCACAATGATCAGCTATCTCTTTTGCCGCAGATTTTATTTCAAACCCATAATCAGACAAATGATAAATGAATTTATTAGCAAATTCAGGTTTATCTTTTTCACTAATAAACTCTTTAGCTTCATCATACAGATTAAACAATAATTCAAAGTCTCCATCTGTTATATTCATCCTTACTCCTCGGTTATTACTTCAGGTGCTTCTTGTTCTGGAAGTGCATCTTGCACATCTTGAGGTTGCTTATCCCATTCCGTCATAACTAGATCCAAGTGTTGATCTTCATTACTTGCCCAAGCCTTACGGAATTTTGTAATAACTTCTCCTGTTACAGGACTTGTATATTCAAGCCTGTTTCCTGTCTTTTTAAGGGCACCTTTGCCTTCAAAGAAGTCTACCAAACCACTGTGTGGACTCATTCCTGTTTCATAAGGAATTTCAACTTGTACACTTTCAAATGGTTTAGAATATCTTGTCTTCATAACTTTACAAGCGGCTCTGATACCATGTACTTCACTTGTTTTGTTACCATCTGCATCAACTTTTAATTTAAGTTTTCGCATAGCAATAACAATACTACTTGCATAGATAAAACCTTGTCCACCTGATATTTTATCATCTGGATCAAACATATCTTGCGAAGCATATGTATGATTAGTACATACCATACCCACATTGTATTCACCAAACATATTAACAGTATTTCTAACCAAGGCTGTTAGTGCTTTAGGCTTACGACCCATATCACCTTTCATATCACCTTTGTTAAACTGATCAACATCTGTTGGTGTTAATAACATACCCAAACTATCAACTACAAAAAGTACTTTAGGTCTTGATTCTGGATCTGCTTCAGCATATTCTGCTTTATAATCTCTCATAAAGTCACTAACTGTTTTAGCAACATCATCAATCATACTCATGTTTAACTTTAATAGTTTTTCTGGATCTGTGTCAACGTCCAAGGCGTGTAGCCATTTCTCATCTAGTGCGTTCTCACTATCAATAAGAATAACAAATATACCTTGGTCTTGTGCATTTTTTACAATATTGCCGGCGGCAATAAATGATTTACCAGCACCTGATTCTCCTGCAAGTACTGTAACCTTACCTAGTGGTACACCTTTATGAAAGTCATCACTGATAAGTTTGTTTAATGTATAATTTCCTGTAGATATCCAAGTGTCAGGATCGTTAAAGCCTATAGAAAGACCTGGAACTGACTTTGTAATACTTTTACGGAATTTACTTACGTCAAATGGTTTTGCCATATGTTTTTTCTCCTTGTTAAAAGAGTGTAGCCGAAGCTACACTCTCAATTTATATTACTGCTTTCTATTTCTAATAGCCGCTAAAATGTCTTGAGCACTCGGTGCATCACCTGCTGGTGCCGCAGTAGCAGTTGCCATTTCTGGTTCCTTATTAACTACTGGTGCCGCTGGTGCTGGCGTTGGCGTTGGAGTAACTGGTACTACTGGCGCCGGTTGAGGTGCTGGTTGCGGTGTACTAGCAGTAGCTTCTGCCACCTTAGCTTCTGGCTTTGGTGAACTACCACTTGGTGCATCTACACCATATGGACGATAATAAGAACCAAAACGTTCTGGATCATATAGTTGTCCATCAACACTCGCTTCAAACATTTCAAAAATTGCGTTTAGCGATTCTGCATCTGGCTTCTTAGGAAGGAAGTCATTTAGATTAAACAAACCGTGTTTTGCAATAGCATCACGTTCTGCTTGATCTAGACTACGTTCTCTACGAGCCCAATTAGATGTTGAATAATCAGCATACTGACCTTTGGTAGATTTCTTAATTACAAAATCTGTACCTGCTTCATAATCAGTTGGTATCTCCTGAAATTCAGGATCCATTAATGCTGAACTGATAATTTTATAAATCTGAGGTGAAATAACAAATCGTCTGATTGGATTTTCTGGAAGACTGTCTTCCTGCATATCACTTGCAGTTACAAAACCTTGGAAAATGTATGAACGTTTTTTCCAATACTTACGACCCATATCTTCCATAGTCGTATCTTTAAACCAAGGACGGATTTCTGCATGAACTGGGCATTGTTCTCCCCACATTTCAACGCAAGGAACCTGTACTGTTACTGGTTTAGTTTCGTCTTGACCCTTTACACCAGGAAAACTCAAACGAATCATTTGTCTTTCTTTCCAAAAGAAAGTATTGTTCTCGTCTGCGTCTGGTAAGAATCTAAGTGTTGCTGATGTGCCTTCTGGAATATTCCAGTGAGCGAAAATGGCGTTATCGGACGCCATACTTGAGCTTGAGCTCTTTGTTTCTTGTGCTTGTAATTTAGCACGGATATCTGCTAAAGATGCCATAATGTATCTCCTTTATTAGCCTATAATAGTAAGTTAACTCTGTGTTAACTTTTTAGTGTAATCTATTGATTACGTTTGCCTTTGTTAGCCCGTACAGTATACAGTTTATAGTACTTACTGTCAAGTACTTTTTACGCAATTTTTCTACGTAAACTTTTTACCGATGATTCTACAATACTCTCAGCTGGTGCTTTTTCTTTAGCTGGTGCTTTATAATGCTTGTCTAAGAACATAGCCATTTTGTTTACCAACATCATTTGCTTTTGTGATAAACGACTTAATTCACTACCAACTAATTGTAAATGATTAAATGCTTCATCATTTTTACTGTTCATAGCAAGGTATGATAGTAGGCTACTTAATTTTGCCATTGCTCCCATACCACCTGAGTATTTAACAGGATCTTCGTTGTCTGGATGATCCGGATCGTTAGGATCAATAGTAAGTTTAAAATCAACTTTATCTGTAATCATTTTGTATAACTTCATGATTGCGTCATTTACCATATCATCCATCGAATCTGCCTCTTTTACAATACGAGCCACTGTTTCAAGAACTGCATTCATATCTGCATTCTTAAACGTATTGTACATGAATTTATCTGCAATGTCAACCGGTTTATCTGAATTTTCTATTACCTTCTCTTTTACTTGGTAATCATTGTATCCTCTTACTGTCTGTAAACTTTCAACTGTACGTTTTAGAGAATGTAGTTTTCTTTTACAAGCCTCTAAAATATTTTCGTTTGTTTCGTTAACTAATTTATTTGAACGAACGTGTCTTACAAACTGATTTATTTGTGAAACTTCTTCACAAATAGATAGTATCGATTCACCAATTGCATCATATGGAGTTCCACCGTTACTTACATGGTTGGCCATAGCTTTTGCACCATTTAAGTATTTGTATGGAAATCTAAATCTTTCACCTGCTGAATTTTCAACAAACAGGCCTTTAATATTACGTGATCTACTACCACGTATTTCTTCGTCTATAGCTTTGTTGTGTCTGATAACTAATCTTGATTCAGGAAACATAATATAACTCGACTTTAATGTACCTGTTGCTTTTTTGTATGCTTCATTTACTGTTTCAGTAAAATCATTCATACCATAAAATTCTGTATCTTTAGCAATAGGAGGTGCTTTGTAAATATCTGGTTCAGCTTGTATAGCTTCTCTAGCCGATTGTACATCAGCTTTACCACCTTCAATGTATAATGTTCCGTTATTAAAGAAACCATCTAATCCTGCATCTTTAATAGTATTTAAACAAGTTTTTTCATAGCCTTCAGCTACAAAGTCTTTTGGAACTATGTTTTTATCAAATTTTCTTACGTTATATTCTGCCATGGCGTTATGTCCTGCTTTCTTTATACTGTCAAGCATGGCTTTGTTTTTATCAAAACTAAAGTCTGCACCTGCTTGAACTACAATTTCCGTATCTTCATTCTCAATTCTTTTTGTTACTAAAAAATCATCTTCGTATGCATAAAATCTAGAAGCTGATTCAGGATCTAGTGTTTTAGCACCCATCTCATCAAATAACTTTAATTTGATATTGGCACCTTTTAGTATATTAAAAATTTCTGTCGATAATTCCATTGTGTTTAGTTATCCTTTAATGTATTTATCATTTTAAGCATTATAGTAGGCTAAATGGCATTGGCTCCATTCCATCACCATCTTCAAAGTCGTCGTTAAGGTACTCAAATGCAGATTCTTCGTATTTTGACACTTCCATACTCATACGTACTATTAATACTAGTGCCATTACCAAGTCATCATTCTCACCATCTTTGGCCGCATAACTATTTCCTCTAGCTATAAATGTTTTTAATTCTCTTAATAGAGGTTTACTTGCTACCTCTAATTTCTCCGTCTCAATCCAATGCTTTAGTTTAGCACAGGCTGATATTTTTGATTTGTGTGTTGTTGTAAACCCTCTTCTATATCTTCTAGAATTTCCGTGTTGTTTTGTTTCAGTTAAAAATGTACCAGGAAACATTTCTTCTCCAATTTCTTCTACTGTAACTAGGGCCGCTTCACCAAGTGTATTGTTTTCCATACTATAATATATTTCACAATCTCCATTTGTTTCACTTTCAATGTATTGTGCAATTTCACGTACAATTTTTACTTGTCCTTGTACTGTAGTTCTATTATGCATCCACTCTGCCATTTGTTTCATTCCTGGCATCTGATAAACTTGTATAGCACTATTATCTCCACCTGTACCTAAACTAGGATCTAATGCTATCATATAAAGTTTACCTTTTGCTAAAGGCGAATACCATCTAACTTGTCCTGCTACTGCATAAGGATCCCTTGCTTCCATATTTGCAAGTTTAATACTATCAATTAATGTTTCGTCAAATGCAATAAATTCACATTTATGTTCACGTCTAAATCTTTCTTCGCCAATTTTTCCTAATTCAACTTCAGCCCAATCTTCGTCTCTATCTGGGTGACTTTCCCAAGTTGCCATATAATGAGCAAAACCATTTGAACCTGTATCTGTTTCATTTCCAAATTCATCTTGATTCTTTAATGCATCTCTCCAAATTTGTGCAAACTGATCATCGTCCATATTTGGCGTACTTGTAATAATACATTTACCACCTGTTGCTAGTGTAGGAGAAAGTGAGGTCCAAAATTCTTTAGCTATGTTTGGTCTAACAAATGCAAACTCGTCTAAGTATACTAATGAAATAGATAAACCTCTACCTGTGTTTTCTGTTGTTGATTGTGCAATAATTCTACTTCCGTTATCAAATTCTAAACTTCCTTTGTTATAAGAAGTAACACCTGCACGTATAAAATCTGGTAATGTTTCATATGCAAATCTAACACGTTGCATAATTTCACTTGCACCTGCATATTTGTGTGCCGCTACTAAAATTGTTTGATCAGGATTAAACATAGCATACCATAACAAGTAACCAGCCGCACAGGTTGACTTACCCATCTGCCTAGCTAACATACTAATACTATATCTATTTTTATGATATACATCTACTAACTCGTCTTGAAAATCATATAGATCAAATTTTAGACGTCCTTGAGTAGGATGCTGAATATAACAATGCTCCCTCATAAAATATTTTGGGTCATTGGCACATCTAGCCAACTCTGTAAGTTGAGCTTCTGTATACTTTTCTTTTCTATAAGGGGTTTTGGTTAATTTTGTGTCTACTGCCACGTTAATCCTCCTGCATTGTATTTATATGAATTAACCGTGCAGTTAATACACCGCACGGTTATATTTCGGGAGGGGAAATCTTAATTTAGTCTTTTTTAGCTTCTTTATCTTCTTTTGATTTCTTATATGCTTCTTTAATATCTTCAACTTTATGTTCTTTTAAGCCTACTTTAAAATCTTCAGCATCTAAGTATTTTTTCAGACTTAAATTAACTGATTGTGCAAAATTCTCATATGGTTCACCATGACTAGTTTCTTTGTCTTCTGATGCACCTACTGCTGGTGTGTTTGCCCACTCGTTAACTCTTTCTTTAATTTGCTCTTCTGATAAGCCTGAGTTTTTAAGAAGTGTAATTAGTTGTGTTGTATCCATAGTTGGAGCCTCTTCAATAGTTTCTTCTTCGTTTTCTACTTTATCTTCTTCATTCATGCCTTTTGGCATATCTTTAAATCTGTTTGGCTTGTAGCCTGCGAAAGCTTCTGACTTAACATCTTCATTCATATTACCTTCCATACTTGCATGGCCATCTTCTTGCATACCTTGTTCTGTAAAGTCTACATTAAAACCTATCATGCCTGAAATTGCTTTTTCAAAACCTGTGTCTGTATAGATATCCCAAGGTCCATCATGTTCAACTGTTACTGATCTGTAACCATCATCTTCTTCGTCGTCCATATATCCACCATCTTCATATGGATTCATAATAGTAATTGAACTTACTTTAACTTGTTTTGGATTTTCGCCTTCTTTATCCCAAATACTATCTCCTGCTAGTGGAACTAACTTGTCAACTTTAATAGTTTTTGGACCTGTTTCTTGTAATGGTGCTTCTTCAACTGACTCTTTAGATTTTTTCTTATCGTCGTCATCGTCATCGTCATCTGATTTTGGTGTACCATCAGCATCCATATACTTCTCATCAGTATAATCATATTCACCTGGGAAAGGTTTTCTGCTTTTGTCTTCGTCTACTGGAGTTTCTTCAATTGCAGACATTCCTGAAAGCTCTCTTAATCTATTTGCTTCTTTTACCCAGTTGTCTTGACTTGCATCATGAGAATCGTGTGGGCATTCGCAACCTTCTACTGGAGCATCTATAACACAACCACAGTCTTCACATTTACCTGTTGCTTCTTCAATTTCAGTTTCGTCTTCTTCAACTTTATATTTCTTGCCGTCAACTTCAAATTCTTTTTTACCAGCCGCTTTAGCTTTAGCTAATTCGCCTGAGAATTCGTTACCTTCTTCTGTTGAAGGTTCTGTTGGTTCAACTGATTCATCTTTTGGAAGATTTTCATCATCTGCATATCTTGGATCATCATCGTCTATTACATTAACATCAGCATCAATTTCATCTTGACTTGGTAGTTCATGATGACGTCTAAAGTCTGCTACGAAATCTTTAATTTGATCACCGCTCATATAACGAACTAGTTCATCAAATACTGGTTGGCAGTCGCCTTCAAAATGCATATCAATTAAATCATAAATTGGTTCTGCAAATTCGCCTACTGCTTCTTTAAATTCTCTATTATCTACTTTATCTTGAGTCTGGCTCTGAGCATTTTGTCCAGACAGCTTTAGTAATCTATCTAAATCACTCATTGCCCTTCTCCTTTTTGTCTTTCTTACGTAACTTTAAAAGTTCATCAATAAATTTCGATTTATGATCTTCACCATAATGATCTTTATGGTTAACTTTTTCTTGTTCTGAATATTTTTCATCTGCTAACTTAACTTTATATTCTTCTTGCTTACCTGCTGGAATTTCTTCATCCGGTTCGTGTTCGCCTTTTACTTTAAAACCTGTGTGTGATACTCCTAGCATATTACGGATATCATTTTGTATTTGCCATCCACTTGCTACTCTTTCAGTTTCAAATTCATATGTAAATACTTCATATCCTTTATGATTTGGAAAATCACGTGGTGCACTTTGTAGTATTGTTTTCTTCACAGCACCAAGTCCTGTTGAGTCATATTTTGTTAGGTGCTTCTCAATACGATCACATTGTTCGTCGGTAAGCTCATGTATAGTTTTTATTTTAAACTTCCATGATTTGTTAGATTCTGTTAAATATTGTTTAAACGTCTTCATTACGTAGTTCTCCTATAATACTATTTATCTTTTTCTGGAAGATTTTTCATAATTTCTGCTAACATTGCAGTACGATCACCAATAATTCTGCCTTCAGCTATTTCTTCCTCGTCTAAACCAGCTTCTCTGCGTCTAGCTTGTACATATGCGTCTATTTTTTCGCTATCTTTAATAAGTCTAGCTTGACGCATCTGTAATTCTATCATTTTCATCTTTTTAGTCATTTTAGCTTCTTTTGCTTGTAGTGCCGCGGTTAACATTTTACTTGCACTATCAAATATAGGAGCCGCGTGTCTATCTTCTACATTTTTACCAAGGTCAACTAGGTCTTCAAATGTATTCATTGCTTTACCTGCATATTCGTCCATTTCTCTATCTAATTGTTCTAACCCTTCTACTGTTGGTAAAGCCGCATCTGCTCTTTCGACCATACTAAGATCGCCTTTATACTTTTCTATTTCTTGTTTAATTTCTTCAGCAGTTGGTGCTTTTTCGGGTTCATCCTCAGGAAGTAATTCTTCCAAGTTTGGTAAGTTTAATTCTTCCTCTAATTTTTTTGTCATTTCTTTTTCCTTTTAGAATTCTGCGGTTTATTAAAGATTTGTTTTTCAGTTATTACTCTGAAACCCATACCTTTAGCTTTACAATATGCATTAGCCGCTTTCCACTTTTCGTGATTAACTACTGCCGCCGCTTTTTGTGCCTGTGTTCTTGCTTCACCTAATGTTTGACTTGCTGGTTTTATTTCTACAAACTCTGCGTGGTTTGCACCTTTTTTATCTTTATAAACAATTAACAAGTCTGGCACATATGTACTCTGTTTACCAGTGAGTGGATTTTTATATGGAATCCTGTGTGTTTCACTTCCCCAACCTAATATTGAAGGGTGATTATCACACATTCTCATAACTGCAAGTTCCCATCCACTTCTGTACTTTGGAACTCTTTTACCTAAGTATTTATCGGGGTTGCTAGGAGTGAATTGTCCTTGTTGAAATTTCCTCATTGCCTTACTCCTTTGGAGCCGGCACTATGTAGGATTTACCATTAATGTTTCTTAATTTTTCACCCTTTTTTAATTTACCTTTGAATACTTGTAAATTATCTGGATTGTCATTTTTAGTTTCAACCTTTTTCAAAGGTGCTTGGTTACTAGTTACGTTACCGCCTGTAGTTTGTAAGCCATCAATATTATTAGCATCATCTACTTCATATTCTGCAAAGTCATCAACTTCAACAAAACCATCATCAGCAGTTGGTGCATTCATAAATTCTTCTGCTTGTAATATTTCTGCTTCAGTTGTAGCTTTTCCAGAACTTAAAATTTTAAAACCTTCATATGTGAAAGTAATTCTATAAATTGCTGGAGAACTATCTGCATAATCTAATGTATCAGAATCAATATTAAGAATGTAAGGATTGTATATTTCAATAACGTTTTCTAAATTCTTTGAATCTTTTCTATTAATAATTATACTTCTAATATAATTTCTAGATTCAGGAGTTCTAATTCCTTTTGGATTATTTAGAAATGCATTATAATCATCATTATTAAAAGGACCATCAACATAATGAGCTGTATAGTCTTTTAAGAATTTTTCAAAAACTGCATCTTTAGTATCGTAAGCGGTTATTGTTATAGGAGTATAATCAATACCTGTAAGAACAGTTTTCTTTGCGTTATATGCATTCAATGTCTGCGACCTAAAAACATAGGTCGGGATTTGCACGTTTGCAATTCTAACAAGGCTCAACGGTGTTGGGCTATCAATATAATTTAAAGATACAGTAAAAGAATATTTATTTCTTGGTACTGCGTCAATTTCACCTCTTCGCTGACCTTGACTATAGACTTTATATGCTGAGTCGCCGATCGCCATTAAAGAATCCTCTTATTATCTAGTAGCGCCAGATTGTGCTGAGTCGCTAGATGCAGATTTTTCACTTAAAGCGTCTGAACCATCAATTGAGTGAACCGCACTATCGTAACGAAGTTGTACTGTTACTTGAATCATTGTTGAATCTGCATAGTTTAGGTCACCGTATTGAATGTTAGAAATATAACAACCTTGCAATTCCCATTTGTCAAATACAGTTGGTGATGTACTACCATTTGCACCATCTAGTGTTTCTAATGTTACACCAAATTTATATGCATTACCTGAAATTGAACTATGTTGATCTGCGTGGTCAACTTGTCTATTTAATTGGTTACCAAGTTTTTTGATAACGTTAGATTTCATGTCATCTCTGAATACGATTGATACTGGTTCCCAGGCGTGTTTACCCGCTAGGTACATTTTTGAGTTGTAAGAATCAACTACAACCTCTTCATGTGTCATTGACGGTCTGCCTGCACTAATAACGTTCTGAGTTACTTCATCTGTCGCTGTAGCACCACCAAGATCTTCAAAGGTAACTCTAAACCTATAACTTAATTTAGGCATTAAAGTTGTTCCTGCTGAAGAGTCAGTCGGTACTCCAAAGTTTGTAATTACAGCCATTTTGTTTCTCCTATATACTTACTGTAGTATTGTTTATCTTATATTGTATTTATCAAATCCGTGTTCAAAAAGATAGGCTTCTTTAAAAGAAGCCCATTTTACTGGTAATTTGACAGGCTACTAGTTGTAACCTGCCAAATTGTTGAAAAATGCTATGCTAAGAATCCGTATGTTGGGAAGGTTTCGTTGTCTAAACCCACTTCATTTGGTTTTTGACCTAAATCTGACCCAGCATCTAAAACATATTGTTTATATGCTAATCTAGCTTCTTCATTATCAAAGTCATATCTGATCCACACGCCACCTTCATATAATTTATATGAAACGTGTATAGTACCAGAAGCCTCTGGCTTGCCAGCAAGTAGTGTTTGTATACTTGCATAAGCTGGAGAAGCCTTAAATGCATCAACTGTAGAATATTCGCCGCCTGGAGCTTTGATTATTCTAAACCTGAAATTATCGTTTGCCATTTGAGTACTCCTTATTTTTAAATTTAAAAATTTGCAATCTCATCTGAGACTACAAGTGCGTTTGCAATTTGCATTAGTATTTATCGAAATCACTGAAAAGAAAAAGGCTACTATTAATAATAATAGTAGCCCTATATTCCTTATATTCTAATTAGAATGGTTTGTAAACTGACATTCTGCCTTCACCTGTTTGGTGATGACCTTTTGAGTGTACGCCATTAGTATGATCTAGTATCCATTTTGTAGTAGCTTCATATGCATCGTCAGTAAGTTTTAGGGTAATACCTAAGTGCTTAACGCCGTCAACAAATGAAAAACCATAGTGCATACGTTGAGTGTTTACCATATACCATCTGCATGGTTCAAATTGTGTTATTTGTCCATCATAGACAAAACAATTTTCCTCAGGATGAGTATGATTTAGGAAACACATTAATCTTATTGATTGATTTGGTTCAGTAACATTACGTAACTTATCACGGTGAGGTGAAATAAAGTGACCTCTGTTATATTCAATGTAACCAGCTTCTGAAGTTTTTAGATCTCCAAAGTCCCATTTTGTAGGTGCTGACTTATAGTGAATCATCATTTTACCTGTATCGTCACTACCCATTTCTCTTTTCTCCTCAACCATGTTTGCGTCATTGTTAAGTGCATCTAGTTCCATACCAGCTTCTTTCGATAACCAGTGGTCTAGTGGCATACAATGGCCAAGTGCAGTAAAGAAATGATGAGAATCAAATTTGTGCATTTTTTTTCCGTCCATTTGAGTACTCCTTAAATTTCAAGATTTAAAATCGCATAATCTTTACACGATAGTATTTGCTATATCGATATAGTAGCATAGTATTTATCGAATAGTTACAAATAGAAAAAGGCTACTATTAAAAAATAGTAGCCCTTTCATTTATTTGTAGTGTCTTATTAGCTTAATTCGCCAGTGTTTACAATTCTAATTGGAATGTAAATAAACTCTGCTGATTTAGTTGGCTCAATAGCAACGTCAATGTAAAATTCATTGGCATCTATTCTTGCCGGTGTATTGTTTGTTGTATCACAAACTACTGCAAAGTCATATATTCCACGTTGTTGTAAAATATTAGCTAGGAAACCGTCAAATACTTGTTTAGCATTTGCTCTAGTACTAGCATCATTTGGCTCAAATAAGAACGGTCTTGAAATAACTGCAAAACGTTCTCTTAGGTAAGCTGTCAATCTAGCAACATTAACTCTGTCTAATGCTGAAGCACTCGCGTGTAATGATTTTTGTCCAAATACTACAACACCTTCTGCAGGAAATTTAGCTATTGGATTTAATTTTTTATCATACATTGAGTCTCTTTGACCTTGAGTTACTGCTAATGACACAAACTCATCTTCATTGTTTAAGTATCCAACGTTTGATGCATTTTGTACAACACCACGTGTTAGACCAGCTGGTGCAAACCATTGAAATGATACATTGTCACTATACGCATAAGTGTATAATGCAATGTGTGATGCTGGTGCTACAACGTTATCGCCTGTTACAGGGTTAGTTGTGTATGCGTGTGGATAATAAACTGCTGAGTAAGTATTCTTTGTTACTAGGCCGCCTTCACCATTTGTAGTTGCGCCTGTTCCTTGAATCCAAGATACTGCTTCTGTTGGATTTAAACGGAATGGTGCGTCAACAATGATAAATGCAGTTTCATCTCTATTACTGTTTAATGAAACCATTTCATCATATAGTTCAGGATAACCTGGTGCCGCAAGTAAACGGAATTGAATTGTATCTTGTTGTAGATCACTTACGCCTGCCGCCGCCTGCATAGCTGTTACTACTACTTTTCTTTGTGCAATTCTACCAAATGAACCACTGCCATCTGCTTGATTACCTGCTTCAACTCTCCATTTCCAAGTTGTAGTTAGAGCTGAATTATATTTTCTAACTGTTCCACCTGATCTACACATATTAATTCCAGTAATACCTACTGGGTGTGTTAACGGATCTGGTGCACCTGTTAATAGAGTTGCTTCAAATGCGCCTGCTGATGTATCGTTTGCAGTAATATCTCCAAATACACATCCTGCCGCAGTTGATTGATCTGCTTTATCTTTTGCTACCCAAGCAGTACCATTGTGTCTGTAAATTACAGGATACCCTGAAGCATCTGTATCTACCCAATAGTCACCTGCTGATAAAGAACCACCTGAACCATCTGTTGTTGGTGCAGTTGTAACGTATTGTACGTCTGATGCTCTTTGCCATTTTTGTGTTCCTGAATCGCTTACTACTTCGTAAATTGCTAATTCATTTACATCTGGGTCAAACCATATAGTACCATTTGCTGGTGCGCCTACTGGTTCTGTTGCTTTAACTTCCATTACATAACCACCAGTTGCTACTGATGAGTCTGTTGCAACCTGATCAAAACCATTTCCAATACTATCATATCTGTTTAAGATTAATGATGCATCAGTTGCAGAAATATCCATCCAGATATCTCCGTCAGTTAATGTTCTTGCAGTTGCTGAAGTACCGTCTGCAAATACATCTGAAGTTGTACCTGCCGGTGCTGTGTCTTGTACATAAACTACACTTTGTTTAACAAAGTTACCTGCTGATGTTGTAAATAATTGAACGTCTAAGTCCAATCCACCACCTGGTTTTGTAGTTTTAATCCAAACATCACCATCTGATGGTGAACTTGGTGCTGAATAGTGTGGTGCCATTGTTGGGCCAAAATTATCAACCCAAGCGCCGCCACTAGCCGCAAAATATTTTATTGTTGTTCCAGCTGAACCATTTTCTAATACAACGTGATATCCACCTGCTACTACTGCCGCAGTAGGTGCACCACTTGATGTAATTTCAACTGTTGGAGTTTGTTCAGTCCACTCAGTATTTGCAGTACTATACTTCCAAATACCAAAAGATGAAGTTGAAGGTTTAATCCAGTATGTTAAATTTGCTGGATCTCCAGTTGGCTCTGATGAAACCGGTCTTAATGCATTTAAGTCAACATCTGCACGTGTTATATATGCCGCTGAAGCTTGACCTAAAAATGAGTATGCCGCTAATAAACCATATTCGTTAGTTTCATCACCTTGTTGTACTGTTCCACTTACCTTACGGAAGTCAACATTACCAAAGTATTGAGTTAACTCTCTCTGCGATGTAACTAATATTGGTTTGTTTGCATTAGCAGACTTTGTGTATTTCGCTATGCCGTCTGACTCAGTAAGGGTTGGATCAACCTTGTCCTGACCAGTGGCAATGAATAACATAGGAACTGTACCAGCGCCTGCTGGGCCGTATACTGATTCGTCTGTTACTGTTACCTGTACGCCAGGTGAAACAAGATTTGCCATGATATGCTCCTTTTTAAATATTAGATTATTCTAATTTTTTAGTAATCTCTTATATGTAGTATTTATTTAAAATCGTGTAAAAACACCGTTTACAGAGTTATATTATGTTTTAATTGTGTCTAAAAGGCGGTCAAAACTACGACAAATTAGTTCTTCAAAGCCTTCGCCCCATTGACCATGAATAATCATATGAATTCTATTTTCTGTTCCTCCGTGCCATACACAATGCTTTCTGCCTATGTCAATAGCACGTGCTTCGCCTGGTTCCCAAGGTATTAAACCTGCATCTTCTTGTGCAAATTCTACACCAGGAGGATTACTTAAAGATACGTTAAATGCGGCCATGTTTCTTCTATCAAAGTCTTGGTGTGGTTGAATAAAACCACCCGGTTCTAATAACATATATCTTACTCTTTGGAATTCTTTAATTGGAAAACTTTTTAACCAGTCTACTGTAGCAGGACAATCTTTTGCAATTTCTGTCCAAGTATAAGGAGGTATATTATCTGGAGTATCAATTCCTTTTTCTACATAATAATTTGAAGGTTGTGTTCTTTCTGCGGATTGTCCGTGTACTGCAATACTACTCCAACCAGGATGTATATCTCCTCTATGTTTAACAAACCTATCAAGAAACTTTTCTGCTTCTATTGTCATTTCTTTATAAGGAAGTGGCATATCTAAAAGTAAACTAGGACAATTACTTTCTTGTATAACCCATTTTGCATACTTCATTTTAGCACGGTCATCAGTTTTCCAGTTAGTAAACTCATCACTAGGCATTTTTAAATCTTGATAATGTTCTTTTTGTTTACACCCAGTAATAAACTCTTTTACTTTTTCTAAATTACGTAAATACACTTTATCTTTTTCTATTTGTTCCATTTTAATAACCTAAATATATTATCTCCTGATATTTCAGAAAATTCTCTTGTATCTGCATCATCTATCCAAAATGCTGAAGAGAATGTTCTGCTATTACAATATGTTCCTCTGTATAAATTTATTAATGCATTATTGTTCTTACTGTATTTATTTTGTATTTTACCAATTAAGTCGTTAGATAATTGCCATTTTTGCCTTAGACTGTAATAAAACGATAAGGGCATATAATGAAATATATTAGTAAAATGAAAATATGTCATTAATTTAGGATCAACAGGTTTAAGAAAGTTTTTATGTTCTGGTTGATTGTATAAATCAGTTTCCATTGTTGCAATACTTATTTTTCTAAGATCGTTATTAACCCATTCAGAAAAGCCTTCTTTGTTTAATTCATCTATTAATTCTTCAGTATGACTTAATTGTTGTATACCTTTATAGTTGCCATGTTTATTCTTTTTTTGATTTAATACAAATTCCGTATAACTAGTATTAGCATCCCATTCTTTAATTAATTTATCTGTATATTCAATAGCAAATTTAGATATATCGTATATTACAATCCTATCACCTGCTTTTAAACCTAGTTTAAACGCATATACAAGTGTACTAATACCAGATGCAGGAGTTACTACTTGTTGGAAACGCCCATTCCAGTCTGGCATTTGATGCATACGTTGTTTAATAAAATCATCAAGATTTTGAACATTTTCAGTATTAGCAACAAAACACGATTTGTCTTGATTAACTTCTTCTAAAAGATCTGCTCTGTGTCTAGGAGCATCTACTTCAACTTCTGCATAAGCATATTGTTTTGATATTCTACAATCTTTATTCCATGATACTATCTTTTGTCCAGATTCTATCAATGCCTTTACCATATTCCAACCTTCGCCTAATGGCCCTTGATATGTTTTTAAATTTTTTGTTATTGGCGGACAAATCCATAATGGAGTATATTGGTCATGATGATTTTCTTCACTACGTACTGGCTCTAATGTTTCAAGTGGCAAATCCACATCTCTTTCTCCCCATTCAGGAAAACCTGCTTCTGCCCACCATTTAAGATCTATAAAAAATGTTTGTGGATGTATTTCGTAGTAAGCTTCTTCTCTATCTAATATATGGCCAATAAACTTAACACCAGTATGCTTATCAAGAAACTTTCTAAAAATTGATAAAAAATTAGGTCCACGTAAAGTACAACCTTGCTTAAAAACAAGTATACTTGAAAACCCATTATCGTATGCTTTTTTTAATAAATCATTTACAGTTTCTTCAGCAAATTGAGTTGGAAAGAAATGAGCAAGTTCTACACTCCAATAATCAGTTAAATTTTTTGTATAACCTTTTGCAAAATCATCTTTAATATTATTATTATATAACCAGCCAACTGTTATTTCTTTATTGTGATTTTTTAGTTGCCAGAAATCATGCTCGAACATATGCTACCTCCATATAACATATTTATGCTACGATTTTATTGATTGTTTGTGCTTTAAATGATTCTAATGTTGAATTATTGTCTAGTTGTATGTCAAAATCCCAACCAGCCCAGCTCCATTCACTTTTGTGTACATCTGGATAATTTGATTTCATGCTATCTATCATATTTGATGTTTTTTTATAATTAGCTTGATTCAATTCTGAGGCAGAGTGCCACCATTCTGGTTTTTCATTTCTCCATACCACTACAGTTTTACCACCCATATTTTGTATAGCTTCTAATTCATTGTAAAATCTACAATCACTAATAACTACATTTTTCTCAGATTGTTGTACTTGTCTTTCACAAGCCGCAACCCATATGTCTGGATGAAAGTGTGTTCTTAAAACATCTGTACCTACATACTGTAGTGCATAACGTGGTGTAAAGTCAGGTATATCTAAACGTTTGCTCCACCATTCATCTGGTTGTTCTCTGAATGCTCTACTTTCTGGTGTATTACCTTCTAATAATATTCTATCCCAACCAAATATATTTGCACAGGCATCTTTTAGTATTCCAGCGAAACTTACTCTTTGAAATCCTTCTTCAATTAAAAATCCTGCGGCTGTATCTTTTCCGTGACCGATGAGGCCACATATACCTATTACTTTTTTCATAATGTTATTATATTAAATCTTATGCTGATTGTCAAGTATTATTAATAAATTTTCCTGCTTTATATCTTTCTATCATTTCTTCAAATGTTTCATGTGTAATTTTAATTCTAAACATAACTCGTTCTTCTTTAATCTCTTCTACACTATGCAGGGTTTTGCCATTAAAAATGCTAGGATGAGTATGGCTGTACTCATATGTATATTCTTTACCTCTTGGATTATCTCTTTCTGCATCTGTACCTTCCCAAAACGTAATCTTTTCGAAACCATCGTCTGGTAATATAGGTAACATAATATTATAATGCATTTGTCTATCAGTGTGTGGTTTAAAAACAAACCCTGGCTCATAATACATAAATGTAATATCATCATTGCCTAAGGGTTTTAAAAAATTAAATTTACTTACTATATCTTTTACTTCATCGTACTCGCCCATATGCTTACCTTCGTATGCAGGACTATATACACCCATTAATCTACCTTTAAATCCGTCAGTTCTTCCTTGGTGTATATGTGTTTCTCCTATACGATCTTTAATTGCAGTTTTATACTCATTCCATTCTAATGCACAATGAGCCATTTTTTGATATAATTGTCGTAGTGCGGTTTGATCGTATGTGATCTCATCCACTACTACGTGGTGCTTTGATAATTGCATTTAATAAAACCTTTATTATCTGTCAAAAATTGGTGTAGCTGATATATGTGCTGAACCAGTATTTGCAAAAAGCATATCTGTTGGATGTTTTTGTAAGATAACTGGTGCTTGTTTAGTTATATATATTTTACCAATTGATTCATAAGGATTTGTTTCTTCATCATGTGGTAAATTTTGATCTTTTAATCTTTTATGTTCAACAAACTTGCTCTCTGGATCAACAGAACTTTTTACCCAAGATATATAAACTCTTTTAGCACCATTTACTGTAGTTCCTGAAGTCTTTACAAAATCTTGCTCACCTACTATTGTTATAATCATAATATTCCTTTTTACCCTATTACAAAACTTAAACCTGTGCTACCATCATTGTACAATGTTAGTTCTTGTTCAAGTTTATCAATTTCAGCCTGGGCATCAGCTCTTAATTGATCTGCGTTCATTGTAGTACCACCTTGTGGTCCTGCTATCTGTGTAAACTTACCACGTGCTTCTGATAAAATCATTTTAGCATGAGCAAAGGCATAGTCTTTTAACCACGGAGCCGCATAAGTGTCTTCTAATAGACTTTCAGTTGGTCTATAATTGTAACAATGCAGAACTGCATTGTCATCTGCTTTAATTTTTCTATGTAGGATTAACTTTTTATCTTGAGGTCTCCAAGTAAACAATAATTCTGCACCAAATAGTCTACCCATTGTTTCTCTATTTTGTTGTAAAAAATCAAAACTAGATAATCCACCATTACGTGTACTACCTAATAGGTATGTATTTAAGTATGCCGCCTGGAAAGGCTCGATGTCATTACCAGTACCACTGCTTACGCCTGTTGTACGTCTGTAAATGTCTTTAACTTCCATTACTTCTTCTGGTAATGTGTATTCTGCTTGGCCTTCAATTATTTCAAGAATCATTAGACTCTCTTCAACTGCATTTTCTGCACGTTGACGGTATTTTTGTAATGACTTGTTTATTGCTAGTTCATAATGTTCAGGATCTAGCTCAACATCAATCATTCCTCCACCCATACGGAGTTCTATTTCTTTTTGAAGTTTGTTAAATGCATTCGCCATATGTTAGTTTCTCCTACTACGTATTGTATTTATCAGATTTTACTTATCGTAGCAGGCTAATAGGATGGTCTCGTTGTTAATTCTACCGTTTAGTTTAGTTTGGGTTGTTTTAAGGGTCTCAAATTGCTTCTCAAACTTATGTCTAGTAGCTTTTTTGATCTCTGGTAAGAATTCTGTTGGTTTTCGTAGTGTCATTTGTACACTTTTAGTCTCATCATACCCTGTTATTGTAGTTCCTTTAACACTTAACCCTGTACCAGGTCTTTTAGCATTAAGTGGATCTACATTTTTAGCATAATAAGCACCTAGCTTACGATTCTTTGTATTAAACACTACTAAGATACGTGTATAAGGTATATTACTAGGTTCTACACTAGCTAAACCGTGTGTAGTATCGCTTTGCTTAAATTTAAGCTTCTTAACTATATCTTCTGGACTCTTTAATTTTACTTTACGTGTTTTACGATTAGCTTTTCCTTCAGCTTCAAGGATATCACAAGCATCTACGATTTTTCTAAAACATTGTAGAGCTAATTTTTTCTTTTTAGGATCTAAATGATCATATCCTTCTTGTAATTGCTCTGCAAGGTCTCTTTCTTTTTCTTCCATTTTATCAAGTTCAGCTTTTGTTGGAGGACTATTTAAATCTTCCATTTCTTTTAAGCCTGGAGCATAATAACCTCTTATGATACGAGCATGAGCTTGTTTTACTCCTAACCTACGAAACAGTTTAGCAGGATCAAATTCATCTAATACTTTTTTATCGTATTCATTATACCATTTATCTAAAAATTCTTCAATTGGCAAAGTCATCTCTAAAGAAGCATGACGAAGACGATCTTGTATACTAGGAGTTTTCTTTAATTTCTCCCTACGTTCTTCTTCAGCTTTTTTTCTTTCTGCTTCTTCTACTTTTTCTGCACCATCTGCCATTGCTTTTTTAATTTGTTTATGTAGAAATTCAGAAGTAGGTTTCATTTTACCCATTGTACCTGGTAAACTATCCCAATACTGATCTTCTTTCTCATTATAATCCGGTTTACCTAATGTTAGCTGTCTACAATTATAGCCTACTACTGCTGACAAGTGAACTGAACCTGCTTTAGCTTTACGAATATCTTGTTTGTCATATCCATTAGCTAACATCCAAGGCCATATATGTTCTTGTAGTTCACTAGAATTATAATGTTCATAATACCAACTATTAGCAGAACTAGATGCTCTATGAAATTGTTCGCCAGACCATTCTTCCCAACCATCCCATTTAGGTTCTTGTAGTTTGGATTTAGGTGTGCGATATACTGAAGCTCTTGGCTTCTTTCTTTTAGTGGACTTCAGTAGTCCCATCAGAAATCTCCTTTAGTTATTTTTTGTATATATCATCTTTAGCAGAAAAATGGCTGTTTACGTCTTTATCTTGCAGTTCTATGTCAATCATAGATGATATGTGTCCTGCAAGTGTGGACCATTTAGTTACTAAAATGTTTGCGAATTCTTGTTTGCTTTCGTGATCTAAACGAGCAATAGCCTCAACGACTTCTTCAGGCTGTAGTTTCATTATTCTACCTCTTGGAAACCATAACTAGCAACAACGTGTTTGTTGCCTTCAGGATCAACAACAATATCACCTACTGAAGTTGAATACATAGGGTGAAGTCTTTCAATATTTTCTTCTGGACCAATATTACCTACTTCAAATACACCTTCAAGACCTTTTTCAGTTGTAATATTTGAAACGTGTGTGTAATAACCTTTATCAAATGCTTCTTTAGCAATCGATGAAGTTTTATCTCTAGCGAAAGACATATCAAGTTTAAGTTTATGCTTTTCTACAGAATCGTGACCTTCAGCATTAATTTTATCATGCTCTGCTTTTGTAACGTGGATTTGAAAAAGTTTATATTTCATCATTTATTGCTCCTTTGTTTCTAACTATACTTACAGTTTACAGTAAGACGTCTTATATGTCAACCTTATTCAGCAGAAAAAAACCCTTAAAAATCAAGGACTTACATCTTTTTTTGTTTTTTGTTGATTTATTTTCCTGGATAATGCTTAAAATTGTCAAAATATAAGCCCAAAGATGCCCATATTGCATCAGGATATAGACTAGTATACTTGTTAGAATTCTTTGTATAGCTTTCCCATAGAGTTTTACTTGCATCAAACTTACTATAGTATTTCCAAAATTCAGTATCTGTACGATCACTTAACATATAGTGATGTAATATGTAGTCTGAATTATCTTTTTGTACTTTCATTATTGCCTTATTATATGCTTTTGGTGATGAACCTTTTAGTATACATCTTACTAATAACGTAATACTGTATTGCACTAAAAATAATCCATTTGCTTCTAATGGATCTACAAATCCTTGACCTAGTCCAATAGAGACTACATTGTCTACCCAAGGATTCTTTAATACTCCAGGTTTCCATTTTAGTAGTCGTGGTTCTATACCTTTAAAAGGAGTTCTATGTGCAGTCCATCCTTTAAACTTTTCTAATGCTTCTTCTTCACTTACAAAATCAGTACTAAAAACATAACCTGTTCCTGTTCTATGTTGTAAGTCTACCATAAACTGCCAACCGTCAGGTCTAGCTAGTGTTCTTGTATATGGTGTAATTTCATCTTCTAACTCTAATGGTCTAACCCAAGAACGATTAACTTTATGATGTTCACTAAATGTTTCTTCAGTTTTATCTTTTACAAACTGTCTGCGAAATCCTGTAGCATCTACATATAAGTCATATCCTGGAGGAAGTTCTTCTAATGTATCAATAACATGATTAACACGTTTACAATGATCACGTACAACGTGTCCTGCAAGATTAGCATCTAAATGATATGCTACTGCTCTCCAACCTTCTTTATCATATAAGTCTGGATTAATATCATCTCTAACTTTTTTACCTTGCTTGTATTGTTGATACCAATCATTAAATAATGACTTTGGTTCGTTTTGCCAGAATGTCATTAAGTATGGATCTGCACCAAGTTCATCCCATTCATATTTTATGTTACCATATTTGTGAACTGCATTACAACCATCCATCCATTCTTTTTCTGGAATGCCTAGTTCTTCAAAAAATACACCAATCTGTGGAAGTGTTCCTTCTCCTACTCCTATTGTAGGAATTTGATCACTTTCTATAAGTGTTAGTTCTGCGTCAGGTAAAAACTTTTCCATATAACCTGCACACCACCAACCGGCTGTTCCGCCACCAATTATGCATATCTTCATTGTATCATCCAATAATTTGTATAAAAGTATCTAACTAATATATATGAACTTATACCTATCCATAATGTATTAAATGCTAAAAGAGTAGGTAATAGTTTTTGTTCACTAACCCATATTAAAAGAGCAGATGTTGCTAGTGTAATTATATGAGCCCACCATACTTCATACCCAAAGAATATAGCAGGCAATATAACTAATAACTTTCCGCTCCAGGCTAGTGCTTCAACAACATTATATCTTTTTTTCCAATATTGTTTATCGAACCACATTGTGTACACTTCTCGTACACGTGTTAACCCGGTTGCAGAATAAGTTATATAAACTAATATAGCCCATAATAAAAAAGTTGTTAATAATATTAATATCATATTAGTATGTGCTTATACTTTTTATTCTTTTCAAGTGTCTTCCACCTTCAAAGTCAGTAGTAAAAAATGCTTCGCATATTTTCTTTGCTTGGTTTAATGATGTAAAGTCAGCACCTAAACATAGTACATTAGCATCATTGTGTTTACGTGACATCTCTGCTTCTTTAGCAGTTCTACAAACTACTGCTCTAACATATGGATGCCTGTTGGCCGCTATAGAAACTCCATAGCCAGATCCACAAATAAGTATTCCTTTATTGTATACTGTCCAACCTGCAGTTACTTTATCAGGAGTAGATATATCCTTACAGAACATTTGTACTATTCGAGGATAGTCTACTTTTTTCTTATCATCGTAAATTCCTATATCGTGAAATAAATCTATACCAAATTTAGTAGGTACATCTTCGTCAACAGGTGTTAACCAATTTGATAATTGATCTTTTAACTCCATACCTCTATGGTCTGAAGCTACTTGTAATTGAACTGATTTCATAAATCTCTCCTCTATGATTATTTAGTAATCTGTTTTTCAAACTCTCTTAAACGTCTATATACACTCATTAATTCAATAATTGTAGGCCATGCTTTAAGTAAGTATTGCATACTTCCTTCTACACGACCAAATGCTCTAATTATTTGTTGCATCACACCTAATGTAACAACGCCTGCTACAATGGCTGGTGCAAGAAATACGTAGGCACTTAAAACGTTTGCTTGTAAATAAGCAATACGACCAATATTAAAATAAAGATATTTAATATATGATAAGAAATGAATTTTCCTAACATCATCAAATAACTCATTTATTGTTTTAGGTCTGACGTTATCGTCATCTTCTGCTATAACAAGTATTTTACGATAAGCGGCTTCTTTCTTTTGCAAGTCATATTCAACGCCAACTAATCTTAGTAACCAACCTAATGCAATTAAAAATAATGTACCACCTACGGACCAAATAATAGCACCCGTAACTAATCCATATTGCCAATCACCAAAAAAGAATATTGGTATACCTATTGATAGTCCTAACAAGATTGGAACAAACTGCACAAGAACCATAATTGATTCAATTAAACTTGTACCAAGTGATTCCATTATTCTAGAGAATTTTATAGTATCTTCTTGTACCCTTTGTGCCGCTCCTTCTATTTTTCTTGCTCTATCATAAACTGCATGATACCATTCTACCATTGCAGTTCTCCATCTAAACAAGAAGTGAGCTGTAAAGAAACTTATTGCTACTGCTAGTGCTACATATATTCCTGCTAGTGTAATAAAAGATAATAAACTGGCCCAGTATTCACCTATGGTAATTGCATTAGGTGTAGCCAGTGCTTTTTGGATCATATCGTAAAACTGACCAAACCATTCATTGATTTTAACGTCAATTTTTACTTGAACCCATAAAGATGATAAAATGATTGCTGAACCTAACCAAGCCCATAACGCCCATTTTCTTTCTGTATAAAATCTAAACATATTGTGATTCCTTATATTATGTGAGTATATAATATTTATCCATAATCATATTAGTATCAAAAGGCATAAATACAACATAACAAGGAAAACCATATGCCACGTTTTACACTATATAAGCCTTATAAAGGTAATGATTACAAATTCATGGACAGAACTATACGAGAACAGTTCGATATAGGCGGTACGGCTATACACGTTCACAAGTATTTGGGTCCACAACCTCAACAAGGCAACAATGATCCTAGCGAGCCGAACTACGGCAGTGGTATGGAAATAGATAATGTAACAAGTGAAGAAGTAAATCCAGAAGGTATAATTGATGAAACTAACATACAAGACTTACTGTTTATGGAAAACAGAGATCGTAAATATGATCCTGATATTTTTGAACTTCGTGGCGTGTATAACGTTAGTGATAACGACTTTGACTTAACTCAATTTGGTTTATTTTTAACTAACGATACTTTGTTTATATCTTTTCATATAAACGATATGGTAGAAAGACTTGGTAGAAGATTAATGCCAGGAGATGTTATTGAATTACCTCACCTTAGAGATGAACTATTATTAAGCAACGATAGAGATGCTATTAATAAGTTTTATGTAGTTCAAGATGCCGCAAGGGGTAGTGAAGGATTTTCACAAACTTGGTACCCACACATTTGGAGAATTAAAGTAGCACCATTAACAGATACACAAGAATACAAAGATATACTTGGTAGTGCTAAAGATCCAGATAGCCTTAAAAATAAAGTTAGTGCTTATAAAACAGAACTTAATATTAGTAATGCTATTGTGAAAAGTGCCGAAGAAGCTGATCCATTAGGTTTACCACTTGCAGAACATTTATTTGGTCAAGAAGAAGTTGACAGCGAATACAAACATGGTGAAACTTTACAACAAGGTGACCAGTTTCCAGCTAACCCGAAAGAAGGTGAATACTTTATTAGAACAGACTTTACGCCTAATAGATTATTTGTAAGGCGTGGAAGTAAGTGGCATAGACTATATGATAATGTCACTGAACAAACTTGGAGTGATAGAACTTATAATGCTAGTAGCTTTATCAATAACAAGGCTACAACAATTATTGACGATCAGGAATTTCCAGAACGTCAGCCTCTATCTCAAGTTATTAAACCAAAAAGTGATTTCAAAAAATGAGCCAACAATACTTTTATGATAAACAAATAAGAAGATACATTCAACAATTTATAAGATTGTTTAGTGGCTTCAGTGTACAAATGGGCAAAAATGAAGATTCTGGTCTTCCAGTATATCATAAAGTTCCAGTACGTTATGGTGACATAAACAGAATGGCGGCTCACATAACAAGAGAGAACAGTGAAAACATTATGAATACTGTTCCATTTATAAGTTGTTATGTAACTAATTTAAATTTAATACCTGAAAGACGTACTTACCAAGATCATGTCGATAAAGTTCAGGTATACGAAAAGAAATACGACCAAACTACTGGAGAATATAAAAACGAAAAAGGTAATAGTTATACTGTAGAGCGTCATGCTCCTGTTCCATACTTAATGCAAATGAACGCAGACGTATGGACATCAAATACAGATCAAAAATTACAGTTACTAGAACAGATGCTTGTTTTATTTAATCCTACATTAGATATTAGAACAAATGCTAGTCCATTAGACTGGACTGCATTATCTCACGTAGAACTTACTAATACTACTTGGAGTACAAGAAGTGTTGGATCAAGTATTGACGATATTATTGATGTTGCTACAATGTCATTTGATATACCAGTTTATATAAATCCTCCTGCAAAGGTTAAACAACAAAAATTAATTCACACAATCATTAGTGAACTTTATAACTTGGATGATGAAAACTTAGATCTATTTAAAGCTGAACAACCATTTAATAACGAAACGTTACAATATACAGTTGTAACATATGAAAACAGAAAAGTAAAATATGAGAACAATGACCTTCAGCTATTAAATACCAACGGAAGTAATTTAGATGATGACGGAAACGTTTTAGAATGGACTAAAGAACTTACTCCATTTGGTGTATTAAGACCTGGAATAAGTCAATTAAGACTTAGAAAATCAAAAGACCCAGGAGCTAAAGATGAAGATATTATTGGACGTTTAGATGAACACCCAAGTAATCCTAACTTATTAACTGTAGACATTGATACTTCAACTTTACCTACAAATACATTATCAGCAGTAAATGCTATTTTAGATCCATCAATTAATTACCCAGGGGACGGGACAGTTCCTAGTTCAGCAATAGGACAACGTTATATATTAATCAATCCTATTCCATCAACACCAACTTGGAGCGGATTAGTTGCTAACAAATATGACATTATTGAATACAACGGTTCATCTTGGAATGTTAGTTTTGATAGCAGTACAGTATCCGATACACAATACGTTACAAACTTATCAAGTAGTGATCAATTAGAATGGAACGGAACAGAATGGGTTAACAGTTATGAAGGAATCTATAATGCAGGATACTGGAGACTCTACTTGTAGTGAATGCGATGACCCACACGACGATTGCACACATTGGATAGGACACATATGATAACAGCCGCAGGATGTATATTTCTTAGCACTGATACCGGAAGAGTTATGTTACAACACAGAAGTGGTGAAGTTAATCACCCTAGAACGTGGGGCTTCTTCGGAGGCAAATCGGATAATAACGAAAAACCAATTGATACATTGTATAGAGAAATTGAAGAGGAACTAGGATTAGTTCCTGATATTAAAAAAGTTATTCCTATTAATAAATTTACAAGTCCTAATAAAAAATTTATATACCATAGCTTTGTTGTTACTATAGATGAAGAATTTATTCCTATATTAAATAATGAAAGTGATGGTTATTGTTGGGTTAAAATAGGTAATTGGCCAAGACCATTACACCCAGGTGCTAAAATACAATGTAACTCAAAACAGTTTATTAAAAAAGTAAGAACTGTATACGAGCAACACTCTACAAAGTTGGGTTAATAATACCCATTTCTTTTCTGCTAAAAACTGAATCTAAGAACTTATTAAAGTTTTCTGAATTACTATACATTGACGGTTTAAAAGAATCTATAAATTTTGGTTCCATATCTATTATTTCTGCTGGCGTTCTTATGTCTACAGGAAAGCCTAACTCTTTAACTGCTTCTTTCCAAGTAGTATATCTTTTTAAATTAAAATTATCTTTTATATTATTATTTTCTATGCCTATTTGTTTAAGCATA